TCGGGTTCAGGCTCGGATAATTCTTCATCAGGATCGACTGTTTTTGAAATAAATCTTTCCTCTTTGGGAGTCACTTTTATTTCAAACTTTCGAAATAATAGATTTATATATTGTGTTGAATCAAGTGTGATGGTTGACATACAATCATCCATAATGGTAATGGTATAAGACAAATCAAACACATAAGGTTCGCTTTGATATTCCAACAGTCGTTTAACAAATCCTACGCTAAATATATCGTTTCCTTCTCGCATGTATCGGTTATCAATATCAAAAATGATTGGCTCCTCCATTAATGAATGGCTATATTCAGCTGTCAATAATCTTACACGAGATCTCCTTCCAGTGTATTCATTATTTGAATTAGGATATAATTGACGGCAAACAAAAAAATTATCAGCGGGGTGTTTTACCATGAAAAACATATCAATAATAGGCCCCTCAACTGAGTTTTCAAAAATACCCACGTTTATCGCCTTATCCATGTAGTGTTCTGTTATCGACATGTCATTATTATCATTTATGGTTGAATATTTCTCAAGAATATATGCATTGCAGTTGCTCCTGGGTAAAGTTTCTTTGTAACACGTAACAACATTGAACCAGCCAAGTCGATCGGATGGAGCATATTTTTGATTTGTCGTTAGCCGTTTAATGTCAATCCATATATCTTCGGTCATATCACCGAGAAGTCGGACAATGGGTACATTATTGTACAATGTGGTATATGCTGCAATAATATACGTGTATATAAAGCTAATAACAACGACTAACTTCATAAAAAAAGGGCTATTTGCCATGCTTCTTAACAATGGTTCTAATCGACCGATGGATAGTATTGATTTTCCCATTTGTATGATACGATAATTGTGAATGTTTTTTTATATCTATATATTCCATGACTAAGAATTATAAATCAGGACTATTCATATTCCGGCGAGACTTGCGCATTGAGGATAATGTCGCACTTAATGAGTGCTATAAACAATGTGAAAAAATTCATGTATGTTTTGTATTTACCCCTGAACAAATAAGCGATAAAAATATATATCGATCTACAAATGCAATACAATTTATGATAGAAAGTATACTCGATGTTGAAGAACGTATCAAGCGTGGTGGTGGTGCACTGATATGTTTGAAAGGGGCGAATCCGGAAGTAATTTCGTCTGTTATTGCCGAGTTAAAAGTGGACGCTGTATTTTTTAATGCTGATTATACGCCCTATGCAAAGGAACGCGACGCAAATATAAGAAAAATTTGTCAAAATGCCAATGTAACATGCAGTGAATTTCACGATTATTATTTACATGTTCCAGGATCAGTCCTTACTGGCTCGGGTACACCCTATAAGAAGTATACTCCTTTTTATAATATGGTTCTCCACATACCTGTTGATAAACCCGTATTTAAGCGGATTGATAATATATCTAATCGATTGTTCGGAAGTAAATACAGAGTCACCCCTAAAGACATTCAGAGAACCCTTCCATATAATCATAACATAATGGTAAAGGCCGGGAGAAGCACTGCACTGTCCCGCATTGAACAATCATTAAAGAACCAAGGTGAATACGATACCAGACGTGACTATTTTACATATGACACGACGCATCTGTCTGCTTATATAAAGTTTGGCAATGTTTCAATAAGAGAAGTATTTCATCGTTTTAAAGCAGCCTACGGAATTGACCACGGTGTTATTCGTGAGCTCATTTGGAGAGAGTTTTTTGCACATGTACTTAATGGGTACCCCGAAGTACTTGGTCAGGCATATACGACTCGTTATCGAAAAATAAAATGGCGCCGTTCTCAGAATGATTTCGAACGTTGGTGTAATGGTAAGACAGGGATTCCTATTGTTGATGCTGGTATGCGCCAGATGAATAAGACCGGTTACATGCACAACCGCGCCAGGATGATGTGTGCCACATTTCTCGTAAAAACACTTCTTCTTGATTGGCGTCTTGGGGAAAGGTATTACGCACAAAAACTTACAGATTATGACGTTGCCTCAAATAATGGGAATTGGCAGGCAATTAGCGGAACGGGTGTTGATATGAAACCTTATTATCGCACAATGAGTCCATGGGTACAAAGTCGCAAATATGATCCTACGTGCGAATACATAAAACAATGGGTACCTGAACTTAATGATGTACCTAATTCGGATATTCATACATGGTATGATGCATGGAAGAATCATAAAGGGGTTTACATAAAGCCAATTGCTGATGTTACAGCGCGTAACGAGGAGATGCTTAAAATGTATAAATCCGTTTAATCTATGATATATGTCATTACAATGACACATCTCAACTTAAATATCAAGCGCAATGCTGCGATCAGACTTTTGCTTTCGCTTTTGTGTCCGTGTGGGCGCTTTGCCTTCCCCCATGTCTGCAACTGATGCGGCGCTTACTACAGAATCCCCTTTTTGCTTGATGTCAACCTTTTTCGTTTTAAGACCAGATAGCAAGTCATCAATGTCCGTCTTGGGGCCACGCATTTCGCGTCTTACTGGTGCAGGGGCATCCACTTTGCCTACACCATCGAGTTCAATTCCTGATTCCGCATGACTAATATCAGGGCGTGTCTGTGGTCGAGTTGAACGCTGGGTCTTCGTTTCAATGGGCGCAGGTGGTGGGGGTCCACGAGGCCTGTCTCCCATAAGATCATTGGCCATTGCGAATTCAGGCGAACTGTTACTCATTGTATTTATAGTTGCATCTTGGAATGCCTTCATAAGATCAGGGTTTTGTCTCATTACATCGCCAAAACCCGGGACGGCCGACCCAAGAGCCTTGTTTGTAAATCCAACAACCGCCGCACTGAATCCGAGGCGCATAATGATTGACACTACCGGATTCATCTTTGTATTTTTGTACTTTTCGTAAATTTCAGCAAATAAATCCTCATAACTGTCGATGTCTTCATTTACTTGGTCCCCCCAGCCTTCCAAATTTACGCCAAATGGGTTAAGTGTATTATTCGCATATTCCATTGAGTTAACTGCGGTCATTAGCCACCACCCCTGCAGCTTGACACTATCTTTTCGTCGTTTGTCTTCAAGAGCGGTTTCATATTCGTCTTCAATTTCCTCAAAGCTTGATTCCAACGACACTTGAGATTCCTTAATGAGTCCCTTCTCGCGCCATTCATCCAGCTTTTTCAGCATTGTTCGCTTTTTCCTTCGGGCCTCACGTTCGTTCATTCTTGGAACAATCGGTTGGTTCATGGTTGGAGGTACAAAACCAGTGGGCTGACTAAAAAAGTTAGCAGTTGCACTTCCAAGGCGTGAATCGGTAGGTTCGATATCATGTACATCGTTTGATTCTAAATTAAATTCCTTGTCGTCAATAGGTTCTATTGTTGGATAGGTTTCATTAATGCCAGTGGGTGCAGGTGCGTCAATGGTAAGGTCATTCAATTCGTTTTCTAATGCGTTTAAATCTCCTACATCTACATTCGCGGATTTTGCAGCAGGTTTATCATTCATCAATAGTTCAATTCCAGTACCGCTAAAACCCGACGATCCCAAGTCATCAATACCAATTTCTACAGTTTCCATATGTCATAAATAGAGTATTTGTTTCTAAATTCTACACGCGCAATAATAATTGCTCAATGTACCATACTCCTTGTAAAAATGCATCCGCTAAATCATCTTTTTTTGGTGTGTCTAATACCTTCTCCCACTCATGAAACCCCTTTTCTACGAGAACTTGTCTGCAAAATTTTACACCATCCTTCTTATTAGCACGATATCCTTTTCCTTCATCGCGTGCAAAATGTTTCAATTTATTTTGCGAACTGATGAATTTTACATCAACTGTATCTTGTCGCATGATATAGAATTGCGCCAACATTCCCTGAATGGTTTTCATTCGGTTTGCTATAGGCGAAATCTGGTTTTCAATGAGAACCAAATCAACTTCTGTTGAAAAGTGAGTATTACCAGCCGCTTTTAATCTTTTACCAATATCAACTAAGTCAAAATCTTGGCATTTGCGGGTCTCCTTCTTGTGTGGAATAAGTCGATGCTTCAAATAATATTCTGTTAAAAATATCACCTTTTCTGATTTGGTCCTTAATGAAGGTGATGGTATGCACTGAGAACAAAGACGATCAACCTCGCTCACCGAAAGTTTTTGTATTGCCGTCTTTTTCATTGTTTTTTCATATTTGGGTATACCACTTTTTTCTGCATGTTTTTTACAATATGCTTTATCTTTACAGGTAAATGCTGCATTATTTGTGCATGTATTACCATTTTTTAATATTTCATTACACTTTAAGTGTTCTATTTTACTGTCAATGAGGTCAACTACACACCACTCCTTTATTGTATATGCATCACTTACATCAAATAAGCAGTAAGCCATATTTTTGATTCCTACGTCAAAGCTGGCTATGTACATCTGTATATTATTGATACCTTATTTGAACTGGCTAAACGCTTTGTATAAACTGAGCATATACAAAGCATAAAATTTAAAAGTTATTCAATGCATGTGGTGGTTGGCTAACATTTGTTGATCTAAGAGTATCAATGTAGTTAGTTTTTAGATCACTTTGATTATGTTGGGTTTCATTGTATAAATCGGTATATATGATTTTATCTTTCGTTTCATCGTGGGTTTGCGGCATCTGTTCCAATGGTCGAGACTGCAATTCACGTCTATATTGCCATCCACTTTTAAAAGAATTATTCTTTGGAATAATTCCCGGGCACACTGTTTGTTTCGTTGCGGGATGATATACTTGATTAATTGATCCGTACTCCATATACATTGACTAAACATTTTACTCGGTGACAACTTACATTACAGATTTGCGCGTATAACATCAAGTAGTTCTGCGCGTCGCATTTTATATGCATATGACGCCAATTTTCTACTTGAAACCAATTCCTTTAATTCTGATACCGTCATTTTTTCATAATCGGTTGGTATGGAAACCTTTATTTTGGGTTCTGATTCTTGTGAAGGCTCTTCTTCTGGCTCATCGATAATTTCAACTACTTCTTCTGGCTCATCGATAATTTCAATTATATCCTGTTTCGGCGCCGGGGACATTACGGGCTCCTCTGTCACGGTTTCTTCGTTATCAGGCTCTTCATCAACTGTTTCATCATCATCAGTTTCATCTTCGTCGGTTTCATCTTCGTCGACAGACTCTTCAATAGACTCATCGTTTTCCATACTTTCTTCATGGTCTACATACGAATCAGGAAAAACTATTTCCATTGCTTGGTTATTTTCTTGAGATTCTTCTTGAGATTCTTCTTGAGATTCTTCTTCTGATTCTTCTTCTGATTCTTCTTGTTCGGGCACCTGTAACTCAAATTGCTGCGGTTGTTGTCTATATTCATGAGGTGTTATTGCAGATCCGCCATGATGGTTTAAATCCATTTCTTGGATATTAAGTTTAGTAACAATGTTATTTACAATCTCGAGGAGCGTTGATACTCGCTTTTCAAGAGAATTCATACGTTGTCGAAAATGATATAACATCATTGCAACGAGTACTACAGACGTAAGGACACTTCCAATAAAAAATGTATTCAAAAAATTCATAATTGATACCATTATGGTTAATGACGTGTTCCTCTTTTTATTTATTTTCCATCACAAATATATAATGGATATTCGAAGTATTCTTTTCAAGGATCCAAAAAATACGTTGATTGTATCTCTTGTTATTGCCATTGTGTTGATGATGCTCGGGTTTAATGTGTTCTTTTTTATTGGAAACTTTCTCCAAATTTTGGTGAATGCAGTTGGACCTATATTTTTCAATATTATCGGAACTCTTGGGTTCATAATTGGTACCATTGTTACCCAAGTGGCCGGTCTTATTGGGAATGTCGGAAGACTTACTGTAAATGTTGCTGAAAACACCACGGCGACCGTAGGTAATGCAATTCAATCTGTATCAACGAGCACAGTTACCGAAAATATGGAAAACGAAACAGAACCGGTTGATGCATCGAGTCCTATTGTGCGTTCCACAACCCAATACTGCCTCGTCGGAGAATTTAACGGGGGCCGTGGTTGTGCAAAAGTTAATGATGGGGCAATGTGTACCTCCGGGCAGCTATTTCCAAAACGTGAAACTTGTCTTAATGCAGCATTAACGCCCAATATTCCTCTTAAACGTCAACTATAAATAATCATTACGTGTTTAATAACGTCATGATTCAACTATGATTGGTATTTTATTGCTCGTTGTCCTCCCATGTAACCATTTGTATTGTTGTAAAAACTAAGACCAGATACATCAAAATTACCACATATATCCATTTGCACACTATTATATATAAATCTATACGTGCCGTTTTCTGATAGATCAGATACCACCACTGTGTCGCTCACTTGATAGGTAGGTGCGTTGTATAAACTGAATGTTCCATTGTATGTCTGTACGCCAACATCGTTGTTATTAATCCATTCTACCTTATCCGCGCACCAATCATTAAGGACTGTCATGGGGTAATCTGTTGGAATGTTTACCAAGTAATACGTGCCGTCTGTTACCTGGTATGTTAACCCTGGTGTATAACTGGCATCGTCGACATAATATATGTCGTTTTGAAGAGTTGTGTTTCTCAGTTCATAAATAGGAGAACCATTATAATTATATTTGCTTACAAATACCCGGTCTGTTAATGTGCGGACTGCAGGAGGTGTCGTTGTTGGCGTTGGTGCCGGCGTTGGTGTTGTATTCGTAAGTGCATCAGTTTTATATTGAAATACCGTTTTTAAATCTGAACCATCTTGTGCGGTGGATTGTATGGATACTGGGGTAGTTGCACTTAATGGGCTTGTAAGGAATGTTATATTTTGATTTTCAAATTTTCCTGTGGTGTGTGCAATCAAACCAAAATCTAATGAAGTAGAAGTACTCGTTATTGTGATAGGAGGAAAACCGGTATTAAATGATGGTTGAAGTGTAATATCATAAACATAGTCGGTTTGTGTATTGAATGAGATGTCTGGAATGTTTAAATTTCCAATGGGAAATTCCGCTTTGAATGCCAATCCATTGGACACATCAATATTAAAAGAAATATCACTTATTTCAGGTAAACTAACGGTGCCATTTTTAATAATGTGGTTATTGAACATCAAACTATAATCTATCGAAGTAAATACTGCATTAATATTTGTTAATTGAATGTCTGATGTCCCTATTCCATAGATGTAAAATGAAGTGGGGATAGATATATTACAAGTAGTATTAGGCGTTTTCGCTTTGATTGGATAAATAGTTATTGCATTTGTATAGACAGTGTATGACATGGAAGTATCATATTCCGATTGTGCATAGATATTGAAATCAATGAGTGGTTGATCCTGTCCATAAGTACGGTCCAATTTATAATTGTATAATGGTACACTTGGGTCAAGAAATAGATCTACATTACCAGGTACATCAGATGCACTGGCGGGAGTTGATACAATAGTCACAGGACACACATCAATTGGTTCGTTATAAGCAAAACGTTCAAATGCATCCTCTTTTTTGTTATAACTGACTGCATTTTTTCTTGGGGGTGCAGCATCAGTATTGATAATAGATGAAAACAACCCTTTTTTTGTTTTTGGGGTTGCTTTGCTGGATGTTTTATCGTATTTTAAAATTTCTGCTTTTCTTCGCATGTCCAATTGAAATGTGCTGAATGAATCATCTGGACAAACCAACTCAATACGATTGTGTGGTACATACAACCCCTGCTTTTTAGTTCTTTGTGCACATACATCTTCAATTGATAGTGTAGATGTCGTAAATAATGACATATAGTGTATATTGTAACACTATATATTACAAGTATTCTAATACCGAATTACTACTCTTGTGACGCATACCACGAGCGAGCTAAATAGTTATAATTAGTATTTGACTGAGTGGCAGCAACTGTAGCAGATTTGAGATTGGGGCCTCCGCGAACGATACGGTTGATCTCAAATACATCCAATGCACGGTTGTAATATCGTAGATTAGAGATGCGGCCCGGGAACCCACCCTTTTGATTAACATTCACATCATAATAATTTTGACTCGGAGGACTTTCCTGATTTAAACGGGCGGAGATAGTTCCATTCACATAAACATCCAGAATGTTTCCTTGCAGTCGAATAGCTAAATGGAACCAGTTTCTTAGCGGCACGTTTTTAACAGATAAATACTGCGTAGGACTTTTGGGGTCTGCCGTTTCCATAACAAATACTAAATTGTTTCTATTTCCGCCATCCAAATATAGACCCGGGCCGTTACCGCCATTCGAAACAGCTGTACGGTTTCTCATGTATTTATTTACACCCTTGTTAAATATATGGCGACGCGTGCCTCCTGGCTCGGTTGAGTCCAAAAACAACCAGGTCGACCAAGTAAACTCAATTCCACTCTTTTCGTTATTTGATCGAAGAATTGGCACAGAACCAGAATCGGCGGGATCCTGAGAAACAACATAAGGCTGATTACCTGCCATCATTCCATTGATGATATAAGGAGACTTTGATGGTGAGTTATACCATGCGATTAGTGCAATCCCCATGCGAAACAATATAACAAATGCAATCATAACTCCAATAATAAACGCGGTTTTGGCAAGTAACGATATTCCACTAAGTGCTTTCGTGGTAGCCGGAACAATACTACGAGCTGTTTCGGTTGTAGTGTCGTAAAAGCTTTTTGCGGCATTTACACCCATATCAACCGTTCCTCTTGCACGATTATAATACCCTTCAGTAGACATAATATAATATACAGATAGGTTTTGTTGTGCATGAATCAATGTTTATATAAATATTTACATTGATGCTAAATTAGAATAATGACACCTTAACTTGTTCCACGTTATCACGTAATAGCGATACATCCATACCATAGTTGGCAAACATAGGCTCTTGGCCACTTCCGCGCATGTATTCAGTATACACTTGTTCCGGGTTCAATGGATGAGGCCATTGTTTTATACGAGCAGCGGAACCATTGTAACTGCTTACAATAAGGCCGGTTGTCGAAGAGGGTGGGTTGGACACCACTCTTCCACGTCCGGTGTATATTCTAAATGAACGGGCGAGTTTTCCATCAATATACACGTCACATACGTCATTATCAACGCTAACAACCACATACGTCCATTTCTGGATCGGGAACTTATCGGTAATCACAGTATTATAACGTCCGCTGGACATCGGGAAGTTAACGCGAAGAGTGGTACTGTAGCGGTCAATTTCCACATAAAACCCCCCGCGAGTCAATAAACGCATAGGCGTAGTACTCCAGCTATTGAGATAAGTCCAGAAACCATAAGCATATCTTCGTGAAGATGGCTCTGAAAGGTCAGAGCCCGCAATGGTATGTGAACTATCGTTCATCTTTCTAAACTTGAGTAGGTTAGTACCCTTGTCGCTAAAGTATGAATAAATTACATATGCCAGTATGGCAATTACAATACCCAAACTAATTAGGAGATAGTTCATTATACATTACAATTACACTTTTTTGTAATGTATGAGTTACATAAACGGTTTTGACAGTATGCTGTTGAAGTTATACTCACGAGCAATTGCAGAACGAGATAAAGGTGCGTTAAAATATTTGATTCCTCCCACGGCTCCATTCATTGACTTATCTCCCACATAAATTACATCTTTTGGAGAATATTTGTATGGCGTATTTTTCTCTGTAGCCCAATCGCGTGTATCTTTGAGTTTGCCGTTGATAAATATATCTACGGTGTTGTATGACTTGCTTATCACAAAATGATTCCATTTTTGAAGACTAATATTCGTTTTTCCAGTCTCCGCAACTCCATCCTTAAAGATAAGTATGCCATTATGATAGGTGATTTCTACCTCGCCGTACTTGATAATTGACCCGCCTCCTTTGGGCGTTGTTGATGAATTTATATAAACCCAGCCAGCAATTGCATATTCGTCTGGATTGTTATCATATTCTCGAATTTCATCGTACGATTTAATGGCAGTTCTCTTATTGATAAATATTGGTTCCATTTGTATAGGGGTTGATCCATACGTAGTTAATTTGCGGACAATTTGCGGAAGATACAGCAACCCACCCAATGCAATGGCCTCAAGAACATATAATGTGAACATATTAGGGGTTGTTCCCATAATCTCAAGTGCAACAGAATCAATCATGTCTACAACCATGCACGGAATGAACATTATGATATAAGCAATAATGCCTACAACGCCCTTCAGTGAACGCATGTAATTCCCAAATAAAGCTCCAAACAAATATACGCCCACCACAATGGCAAATGCGGTCGTTATAAATGTAATTAACTTAATCCAAGTATGTCGCTCATAGTCAACTTTTGTGCCATTATACAAGTATAAGAATACCCAAGCGACTAAAAGAATACCCGCTAAAATTAGATCACTTGTTTCAAGCAAGGGCATGTTCTTTCTAAATAACATGTATTGTGCTGTGTAAACCGCAAAGAGTCCTAACGCAATAGTTATAATGGTGGTTCCGTACATTTCTACAAAGTTAATATTACCCACACTCATTAAAAGAATCACTACAATTGTAATGACAGCAATAAATTTGATTAAATATGATACGCCATGTTCTCTCGAAAATAATACTTTTGATAATTGTCGTAATAACGGTTCCATATAGTATTAAGTATACTATATGGTAAGATTTTGCCGATTACATATTTTCCATGGCAGTTTTTTTACCATGACATTCCCTGCATAGCGCTACCAGATTATCTACGTGATTGGATCCGCCTTGATCCAAACGAACCTTATGATCAACTTCAAACCATGCATTCAATGGTTTGGTGCAATCGCCGCAAGCCCACCCTTGATTCGATGCGACATACTTCTTCTTAGTTTCGCTAACTGATCTTTTTGTGCCCGTTTTACCTGATTTCATAATCCGTTCGGTTTGAATAACTTCATTCCGGGCATCATCTCCTCCCTGCATCTGTGCTACACCAAAATCCAAAAATGGCGACACTGATTTTTTTGCAACTGGCATTGTCTTTAAGCACTCGTTTGTTGTCTTCACAAGCTCACGGGCCCTCGACGGATCACGCTTTATCACCCAATATAACATATATGCACCCAGTACTACCCCTGCCATCTGATAGTACTTCTTTGCAGCAATTACCATTTTGTAGTACTTACCATCAGTATAAATATTCCCAACAATGACTGACGTTATGATAATAAATATGAATTCAATGCTCATTTAAACTATACTTACATTTTTTACAATGCTATGTAAATTGCAACGAGTATTATCAAAACCATTATCATATATATTGAATGCGAATTTTCTATGACATATGGCTTAGGCTCATAATGTTCCATATATAGTTCCTTTGCATACTCTCTTGATATACCTCCTTTACCAAGCGCCTTGTTTACTTCATTGTGAATAAAATGTACCCAATGACGAAAATCCGACCCTTTATCTAAATATGGTGTTACCGGATATTTATCGAGCAATTTCATGAATAATGCCTTTGCCTCTGGATGAGGTAAAAACACCGGCATATTCATAATAAGGTCATAATGCTTTCTCTTCATAGAGCGATTTGGTTGACATGGATAATTCTTGGCCACCGTATGTAAGAAAAACCAATAATGCGGACCCCATACTTTTTGATCAAGTGTCATATATGTTATTCGTGTATAATTGTGGAACCTTCACGAACGACATAAAGAAAGGCAACCAATAAATATAGTTATGAATGACAACTATTGTAATAATTGCGGAAAACAAGGACACCTATACCATCAATGTAAATTACCTATTACAAGTAGTGGTGTAATTGCCTTTAGAAATACGGATCGTGGTATCGAATATCTGATGATTTGTCGTAAAGATACTCTTGGTTATATAGATTTTTTAAGAGGGAAATATAGTTTGTATGACCCTATTTACATCACAAATATGGTAGACCAAATGACAGTTTACGAGAAACAACGCATCATCGGCAATGATTTTGATACATTATGGCATGAATTATGGGGTGAAAGTGATATTATTAAATACAAAAATGAAGAAAATGCATCACGCGATAAATTTAATCGATTAAAAGAAGGATATACGTTATTGGGACGCACTGTAACAATGGATAATATTATTCAAAGTTCAACAAGCTGTTGGAGCGAACCAGAGTGGGGATTTCCCAAAGGGCGACGCAATTACCAAGAAAAAGACTATAATTGTGCTGTCCGTGAATTTGAGGAGGAGACGGGATATTCTTCGCAAAAACTCGAGAATATAAATAACATTGGGTCGTTCGAAGAAATTTTTACGGGTTCTAACTATAAATCCTATAAGCACAAGTATTATCTTGCACACATGCGGTACCAAGACACGCTTCAACCAGGACGGTTTCATGATAATGAGGTAAGTCAAATTAGATGGTTGACTATTGATGAGTGTTGCAGCAAAATTAGAAACTACAACATAGAAAAAATACTTGTAATCAACAACATAAATCGTATTCTCTCAACGTATATGCTGTATAAAATTTAATATCAACGTCCGTTTAGGCATAAAAGAATATCATGGTATTGTATACTCAATGAAACCATGTCCGTCCGGTAAAGAACTTAACCCAAAGACAAATCGTTGTGTAAAGGTATGTGATGTCGGGTTTGTTCGTGATGATAATTTTAAATGTGTCAAAGATAGTAAGACTGAACCTGCGTCTCTATTTGACACAATTAAAGACGCACCTGGAAAAATAATAGGGCTTTTTACGCCAGAGCCAAAACAAGACATAACCATTGATGAACGGGTAATATATAATCATGAAGGGATGCTTACTTATGCAGATTATGAGGGGTATAAAAATAGTTATTTACGCGACATCTATTCGGTATTAACTAATAAACCCACTGGTAGAAAATTCATTTATGGTCTCAGTAATAGAAAATTGTTAATAGAGGCGATCCTTAAAAAACAAAACGAAATTCGGACGATTGATATACCAACCGAACCAACTGAAACGCCTATAGTTGAATCTGTACCAGGAATGGTAGAAGATACAGTGATTTCTAATGTAGAACGAGCGATTGATTTGCCTCTACAGAATATCGATGAAAACTATGTCAATAACATGGACAAGAGAATCCCTTCATTTATTATAGATAAGGAGGGAGATGATGCAAATTTCGAAGATAACCTTGGACCAGTACCACAAGATGTTGAATCGTCTGAGTATAATCAATATATGAACAAAAAAGAGCGATATGAAAGACAGACTAACGCCGCGTTTGAACCACTTTATCCTACATTGGACGACCCTAATTTCAGCGTTAAAATTGCGCAAAAACATGAGTTTGCCGAGACATTGAATCGCGATAAAGCGGGGAATATAGAAGAAGAAATAAAGAAGTATGAAAATGCTGAATTCGAATTGTCACCCAACCAGCTATTTGTAAAAAACTTTATGTCCGCAGAAACACCTTATAATGGCCTGCTTTTGTATCATGGTGTAGGAACCGGCAAAACATGTAGTGCAATCGGTGTCGCCGAGGATGTAAGGCTTTACAACAAACAAAATAATATTCGTCAGAGAATTATTATTGTTGCGTCGCCCAATGTTCAAAAAAGCTTTATGAGCCAACTGTTTAATGAGGCACGGTTAGAAAAAACAAATGGCTACTGGAATATTAGTGCATGTGTTAGTAAGCAACTGATACATGAAGTTAATCCGACACACACCAAAGATGTAGCAAGAGAAGTAATTGTCCGGCAAATCCAGAATCTTATCAAGAGCAGTTACCTATTTATGGGCTATGTGGAGTTTTCCCGATTTATGCAGAAGTCCATGACGATCACTGACGAGGTAGCAAACCAGTCGGAACGTAAACAACGAGAAATACAATCAATTCGCAAAACATTTGATAACCGTCTTGTTATTGTTGATGAGGCGCATAATATTCGTACAACCTCTGACAACAAGAAAAAGCAAATCGGCACATTGTTTTTACGTGTTGCAAGATACAGCAAAAATATGAAAATATTGTTGTTATCAGCAACACCAATGTATAATTCACAATCTGAAATTATATGGATTACAAACCTACTTAATGCAAACGATGGACGGAGCGTCATCAAAGAAGGGGATGTGTTCTCTAATGAGTCGTTTAAGGAACCCGATGATACCGAAAACGAATCAGGTGAAGAACTTATTCGTCGCAAACTTACTGGTTATGTATCATTCGTTCGTGGGGAGAACCCATATTCATTTCCATTCAGGGTATATCCCGACACATTCTCACCAGACAAGCTTATCAGTAACTATCCATCGCAACAATTTAATGGCATTGAAATTACAACCCCTCTTGAATATACGCAAGTATATACTCATAAGATGACCGGACACCAACGAAAAACGTATAATGATATTATCCAGGAAATCAAGGGGTCGGAGAAAGTGAACATGGAGAACATGCAAACATTTGGTTATACTCTGCTACTGAAACCAATTGAGGCGAATGTAATTACATATCCAACAAAAAAGCGTGTTGGTCGTGAGGGGTTTGCCGAGGTAATGAACTTCAAACAAGAAACTGTAAAACGCGAGGATTCCACCATCATGATGAAGCATCAATACTCATATAAACCGGAAATCCTCAAAGAGTATGGACGTATATTCGCTCACGACAAGATTGGTAATTACAGTGCCAAGATTGCCGAAATCTGCAAAATTGTAAAAAAGAGCACCGGTATCATTCTTATTTATAGTCAATTTATTGATAGCGGTATCGTACCCATGGCAATTGCTTTGGAAGAAATGGGTTTTGGTAGATATAGCAGTACATCCGGCGTAAAGCCTCTACTCAAGGTATCTGAAACTGCGGGAATTGATTCGATTGAAATGGTAGAAAAGGAATTAATGTTGAAACCGGACAACTACCGACAAGCAAAATATTGTGTTATTACCGGCGACCCTTACTTATCACATAATAATGCCGCTGATTTGGAGAGAATTGTCAGAAGTGATAATACCTACGGCGAACACGTCAAAGTAATACTCATATCGAAGGCGGCAGCGGAAGGTCTTGACTTTAAAAATATACGCCAAGTCCATGTAATCGACCCATGGTATAATATGAATCGCATTGAACAAATCATTGGTCGTGCTGTCCGTTTTAGAAGTCATATATCTCTTCCGGTAAATCAGCGAAATGTAGAAATATACTTACATGGTTGTCATGATGAGAAAAAGGAGACGGTCGATATGTATATGTATCGTCTTGCAGAGACAAAGGCCAAACAAATAGGCAATATCACACGTGTACTCAAAGAGGTGAGTGTTGACTGTCACCTTAACATTGGTCAATCAGAACTTACCGCTGAACGTTTGGCTGCCATCTCAGGAACTGAGATGCAGATTGAACTGTCTACCGGAGACGTTGTTCCATTTAAACCTGGCGACATGCCATTTACGCAGCTATGTGATTATAAAGACAACTGCAGCTATACATGCAATGGTGCGAATACATATGACCCGTCAATTCGGGATAGCAATACATATGGCGCCCATTTTGCTCGTATGCATTATGATGCGATTGCTCGACGGGTGCACAGTGCGTTTAAAGAAGCACATGTTTATACACAAACAGACCTCATTCAACACATAAATTTACAGAACCAATATCCAAGAGAGCAGATATTCTTCGTTCTTTCTCAAATGATTGATAACGGCGGGGAAATTATTATTGATAAAACCGGAAGACGCGGCACCTTAGTTAACCGTGAAAAATATTATGCATTCCAGCCCATTGAAATAAATGACGAACGAATAAGTGTGTTGGAACGATCTGCGCCCATTGAATACAAGCGAGACAAGATCATGTTTAAAAATGATATTACAGAGTCGATTGACGACGATACAAATATTGACGAAGTGGCACGCTACCGTGAAATTGTCGACCGTATAAATTCTATCATGGGTCATCTACAAGAAACTATGCCGGACATTGCAATTACTTCAAAGTCGGATTGGTATGAGTATGCATCTACCGAGCAAACCCAAAAATTAATTTTCGATAAACATAATATTCCGCGAAAATTCTATGAGAATGCCGTGATGCGTCATTATATAGACGAGCTTAATGCTGATGATAAAATCCTTATGCTAACACAGATACATAACAAATCAAAAAATAATGGCACATACACATTATTCGATACCGCGTTTGCAAAATATATGGATGAACATACAGTAATACATGATGATAGAAAGGCAGTTGTGATTATAGATTGCAAACGTTATCGTTTAATAATGATAGGTGATGATATTGTTCCGGCAACTCCAGTTGATTATGAAGATTTTAAGTTGCCTGTCGCAAACCATTTCTTAGTGCAAATTCGTGATCTCTTTCCAGAGATAGGCTTTATTGTAACTGCGCCAAGATTTGCATTCAAAATCAAGAGCATGGGCGATAAGTACAATAATCGAGGAGCAAGATGTTTTCAGGCTACCAAAGCGGATATTATCGCACGTTTACGCTGCATCATGAACGGGGAATACTGCAAAACCCCTTTTCAGGACGAGAATTCTATGGGGGATTATCATGACGAAGATACCAAAGATATTAGTAAACAGGGGCTTTGTGTAGTAACCGAAGTGCTATTTAGATATATGGATTCTATACGTTATCGCAATAAACGTTATTTTATGGACCCCGAACAAGCTTTGGTAAACCAAGCGGAAAAGATATAATAATGTGTGCGTATAATATATCAGTATGACTACGCATAAAAATAATAAACAAATAAAAAACAAACGCAAGACAGTAGCAAAACGCAGGAGGACGACAAAGCGCAAAACGATTACAAAACATAAGTCTGCAAATAAACATAAAACCAACAATAAAAGAAAGACCCGTAAACAAAGAGGAGGGGCGGGGGTAAAAGAGATTTTGGACGCAAACGCATCAGATTTTTTGCAACACAAACCGCCGTCAATAAAAAGAGATTGGGAAAATGATAATCATTTAGTGCAATTCCCTATAAACGATGACTATATAACCGACTGGACGCCGTTGGCTGGAGATGTTAAAGATGAATATGCAGATTGTGCTCAAAATTCTATGACGTTCCTTCGTATTATACCAAGTACTATTGGAAAAAAGATTTCCAAACATGTCAACACAAATAGGTGTGGTACGACACCAGCGGAAACCATTTCCATATATGAAAAGGCTTATCCAAATGATAGGTTTGGTACAGTCTCGGTAGATGTATCTATCGTGGAACGCGCTTTAAAGGTTAAGCATGCAACCTTTCTAATGATATGGTTTCCCTTAAAACAGAAAGGTCATGCCGTTATTATGGCAAAGGACCTTACGGGCAAAACGATGATTATTGATGGGCAGAAATTGTTGGTTGAGCCGTATCGTGAATACTTAAATAAATACAATTTCATCTCTGAGGTAGATGTAGTTATAGTTACTACCCGTACTACCAGTAGTGAACTTAAACGTGATATAACCGAGGCACTATCAAACTCAAATTCGCCATCTAATGGAAAAAGCAACAGTATTGAACCAACCAAAAAACGAGCGCGTATTAGTAATAGTGCGATAATCGGTGTAGATTCTCCTGTACCAATGGAGGTAGATTCTCCTGTACCAATGGAGGTAGATTCTCCTGTACCAATGGAGGTAGATTCTGCATAATAAACGTGTTACTGTTGGTGTGCATTTTATACATAAGCCAATAATCTTACACGAACAATGCTCATGTGAATATGTATAATTCATATGAATAATATGAAGCAATAGTGTATATGAAAATCATCCTATACGACCGGCGGGGGCAACCGGAATTGGTATACGTCTTTACTGGACGTGAATCAGAAGTCCCTCAGGAAGAACTGTTTAGGAAGGAACAACTTGACGAATTTAAAGAATATAATACAAAAATTATCCAATGCCCTCATGAAATATATGGTGATGACAGTATTCATGCTGTGAAAACAAAGATAGTTAAAGAACTTTCAAAAACACAAGCTATCAACCTGAACGAATGCTTCTTATTTTATGCAGATGGAGTATCCACAACGCCAATTGATTTTTACAATCAAACCACCAATTTTAAAAAGGAAGTACTCCATGGGTATAAATTTGGTCAGGCACTTTTTAATGGGGGGTTTATGGAAGAACATACCCGCAATATACCCTACAAGCAGCAATATACCTTTGATGATATTGTTGCGTTGGACATACAACGATTGCACCTATTCAAACCCCTCGGGATCGAATTTACTGATTATTATGATTTTAGATACTCAGGAAACCCATTTCAGGTGTTACAAACACAACCCAATGCATTTGAAAACAGCGATCGTAATGCTCTAATCACGTTAGACAACAAATTATTGTTCAATTATACAACCGATGATACATTACATATGGTAACTGCAGATACATTATTAGAATACTGTGAGGATAACGGTCTCAATGAGGAATATTTTATGCGTATTTATTTCCCATCGCTTGCAATTCAAGGGATTACATCAAGGTCGTTATTACAAAGTCATAATCGGATCAATGAAGAGCATAACAACAAGTATCATGAAAACATTGAGCTGTTACACAAAATTCAGAGGAACGTAGTATCCGACATGGTATATGAAAAAATTGGCATTAAACACATCAAATTTGCGATGTACGGTAACCGGAATGTATCCCTTCCACTGGAGACATTATTTAAAGATGTTCATTGCGATCAAAGTATACCCGTGATAAAACTGAATCCAGGAAAATCGAAAGAAAACATTTACCGATTATTTACAAAAGACACTACTCGCCAGGGTACACGTATACCGTTTTTACCGAAAGCTTCCGTTATAGCAAATAGTAAACGCATAGACAAGCCACATACTATTACGTTTTTTATCCACGGGGACGATACCTTTTATGTATCAATTGATGAATCTGCCGATATATACGCCGAGTTTATTCCATCGCACCCAATGCCAGTTGATACAATAAACCAAACCATACGAACCATGTATGCAAATATTGAGACCCAATTAAATCGTTTGTTAATGCAGACCGGATTTTCTATTCCAAAGTTTCTTGCACTTGACCAAAAAAATATTGAGGTGTTCAATATCGAATACGGCCTTTCGGTACGTGCAGAGAAAGGCGTGGATCCGAAAAAATGTGCTGCTGTATTTGGTGGTATATTCGACATCCAAAATAGGGATCGTAATTCAATGGTATTGAACTATAAAAGGGTCGACAATTACAAGTCTATGGACTCCGTAAATCGAACCATTCACGATGGGTTTCGGGATGGTGTTTCCGACCGCGATATTATAGATCGTCTCATGCAAAACCATCAATTTACAGAGGAGGACAGCAAACAAAAGATATCTCAATTTCTTGACGGGTTTAATCGAATCCGAAACCGGTTTACGAATAAGGGACTCAATATTGTTGAAAATCCTGGGTTCCCTGCGCGAATTGAACATATTCCGTTTGAAAACCAGATCATATTCACTATAAATAATATTATTTCAATTCATTACATCCGTTATATACAGACATATATTGATAGTATTCTTAGAATTACAGTGTTTCCCGATACAATTGACATAGATTTATCAAAATGCAATGAAAAAAGAGCAATTGAAGCCGACGTAGCAGAAATGGTGATTCGTCCAATTGAAAAACCTGCGGCTGCAGTGCCTGATGAATTTGCGCCTGAATCAGATGAAGAGCAAGATGCAGACGATTTTATGTTTTTCAGTGATGATGACGATGATGATTTCGATGGGGGCGCTGTATCTGGGGGCGCTGTATCTGACGACCAAGATAGTACCCCGATTGATGGATCACACATTGATGGCCTCTCACTCATCCGCCCCAACCTCTTTGGAGAACGCTTAAAGAAGTATGATCCCAAACTCTTTTTAACGCGAAGGCAAGGAAAGTTTAAAACATATTCTCGTCTTTGCCAATTCAGTGAGGCCCGACAGCCGGTGATTCTCACACAGGAAGAAAAAGCAAACATTGACAAAAACCATCCTGGTTCATACACACATTCTATTGAGTATGGCTCAGGGGATAAAAAATATCATTATATTTGCCCACGATATTGGTGTCTTCTTACAAACAGTAGTATGACCAAAGAAGAGGTTGAATCAGGAAAATGTGGTAAAGTGATCCCCCCAGATGCAGAATCGGTACCAAAGGGACATTATGTATATGAGTTTATACACAAGAAACATGTAGACGCACAGGGCAACTATATCCATTTTTCTCCCGGGTTTATTGATGGGAAAACCCACCCTGATGGACTTCCTATACCTTGTTGTTTTAAGAGTTGGGACCCGGATGCACAAGAATTGGCACGTAAACAGATCACGGATGGTACACAAGACATCAAAAGTAAACCGGCTGCATCTGCGCTACAATATATTATTGGGTTTGACAGTTTCCCCATTGAAGATAAACGATATGGGTTTTTACCTCCCGCAGTAGAAAATCTACTTCATGCAAAGTACACGAATGTAGTGCAGCCAAACAACCCATCGGCCCTTAAGCAAAATGTAAAGGCGATATTGCGTATTGGTACAGAACAACATAGTCAACGATCAATTATTGGCTGCCTTGCGGATATTCATGCATACATCATGAAAACGCCGGGGAAAATGTCAATTATAGAATTCTCAAAATTTATACGCGATCGCATCGATCTGGACACATTTATTAGTCTCAACAATGGGAGTCTTGCATTACAGTATAATAATAAGGATTGGAAAGGAGACATGTCCCAATACGAAGATACCCAATTTGTAAAAGTAAACGGTTCCAATAAAGGGACGCGTGACATTATTGGAGGATACGAACTCTTTAAACGTCATCTTGTCGATCCGGCATCTACTATAGACCATGTGATCATGTGGGATATTATTGCAAGTACAGATAAACTTTTTGGGATGGAGATAAACCCGGTAATATTAGAACTGTCGAATGATGATATTACCAATAATGTAGGGGTCATTTGTCCTACCACTTCTTATTCGTCTGGTTCATTTAATCCGAATAAGCCGTCCATGTTATTGCTCAAACAAGACCAGTATTACGAACTAATTGGCGTGATTGTTACAGATGAAGTTAATAAAAGAAAACGATATCACAACATGAAGTTATTCTATATGGATGAGACCATTCTTCCAGAATTACGCGACATATTGAACGTTATAACAAAAACGGCTTCTTCAATGTGCAAACCATTACCAAGCAAACCTGATGTATATACATTTCAACCAAACATTGACGCATATAACGTTGTTCATAAACTGCGACTCTCTGGATACATACCAGATTCTCAGGTAATCAATCATTATGGGCGAGTTATTGCAATTATTGCGCGCCGTGACGAGGATGAAACAAAGGGAATATACATACCCACTCGTCTGTCATCAACTGTTGAATTACCCATGGTAACAATCGACAATGACCTATGGCACGATTACGAGTATACCGTGAAAAAACTACGAGAAGTACACAATGATACAGGCCTGTTATGCGATCCTATTGTAAAAATTGCTGAAGATAATCTTGTTGTGGGCGTACTTACACAGACAAACCAATTTATTCAGGTTACGCCAATTGAAATCACTGACGATGATCTTCCTGTCATTGTATCAGCAAACCATTTGTTTGTTGATCAGGCATTTGAAACAGATAATCACGACCCCGAACGAATAAAAATCAAGAATGCGATTTCACTTGAGACCCGTTTTTATAATGCATATCGCAATATTGTCCGTATGTTTTTGCGTCATGCTGAAAATAGAGAGCATTTGGATACCATTCAAAAATACGTTTCTGACGATAGATACTTGTACAAGCACAAAATTATAAAAGTATCCGGTATTATATCAAATATCGTGGATAATCATGTTCAATTCGCAGAATACAACGCCAATGCGATTAACGATATTGATGAAATATACTCATGTTTTGAGAACCCAGAGAGCAAAGGGTATTGTGTGTTCCAAAACAATATCCACAAGCTCATGATTCCAGAAAAGCACCTGTTAAGTGGAAACAACAATAAGGAGACTTATGCTCTTCGTATTGCCGATGAGCTCGTTCGCAATCAGGATTTTTCACAATTTATATTAAACGACGATGACGTTATTCGACTGCCGGAAAATAAATACCGGATCGAGGACAATGAATTCATACTGTTACAGTCAAATATACAAAGCCAATATATGGAAAATCTCGAACCTTTCTCAAATACAAACTATATTACATTGAACACGCATGACAGAGCACAACCCGAGTTAACACAATACTATAGTAATACTGTTACAAAGTTGGATATTGAAAACGACGACGAGGACATATGCGTTGAAAAAATACATCCGCGTGTGCGCAATAAATGGCGTCCTTTATTCCCAGAAAATACAAAAGAAATTGAGTTTCAAAACAGTACTCCGTGCAGTTATTCCGCGGCACAATATATCATTCAAAAAGGTACGAACATTAACATGTCTATCAATGACATCAAAAAGTTACTTGTGAAACAATACGCCGATGTAATGAAAGAAAAAATGAAAACATTGATACAAGTATGGGAAAAGCAAGGAAAAAGTTTGCAAGCACAGGCATTGAATGACGGGTCAACAATAGAACAAGTTATTGAATCGGATAACTATTTTTTTAGTGATATTGATGCCGTTATGTTATTCAGTAATCTTAAAATTGGAGTGGTACTATACGCAAATACAAAATTAAAAACCCTGCCCGTAAAATCACGACATGTTCTTATTGGTAACAGGCCAATGAAAGAAAAACACTATTTTATGTACACTGAAAATAAAAATGAGATGTCTGCATATACACTTTTACGAAACCCTTTGTTACCCACAGATATCGACGAAAATGAAGTGCGTATTTCACCCGAATCTCTATAATCGAGACATTTCTATAAATATATCGATTACACCTTCATACACCCCATTTGATTCTCCCTCTTTGAGAAATACGATTCAAGGTCATTTGATATTTGCATGTTCATCTCAGTTAATGAATTTCTGCATTTTAATATTTCCGTTTCTGTTTTTGCCAATTGCACCGATACTTGTTGGCGTTTTGGATCAGTTTCATCAAGGGCAACAAGGTCATTAATCAAATCACGTGCATCTTTTATCGCGAACTGTTCCTTTATCATAAAGCCTTTTATTTCGGCAAAGACATTAATGGATGTGAGATATGGAAATGATTTACGAATATGCTCAGGAATTACAAACTGGTTCGTTTCTTTTATGTCACGAATAGTTGTTTCTGTTTCATCAATGATTTTTTCAAGTCTCGCATGTTCCTGAACAACAAATAACATTTTGCCCGAACTAAATTCAAGAAATGTTTGTAATTTGTCAAATCTATATGCAGAACCGCGATGAGATTCTGCTCGTGCATCAAGTTTAAGATAATTTACCACCGCTAATAGGAATGCAGTTATGCCATTAACACCACTTACAATAATATCTCCATATTGATAAGATTGGATTGATAGTGCAAGAATTCCAGAACAAATCGTCAGGAAAATAGAAGGTAACATAAGAACAGTAAGACGCTGTTCGCAATATGTTTTTGCTTCGGTGTATAATATTTTTTGTCCCCGTGAATATAGTGCAAGAACGTCACATATCATAGAATTATTTGTTGCATCGTCAATAAACATATTGTAATAGTGTTCTTCAACGGTTTTAAAATTGTATTTTCTTCCGGGTATTGGAATAAAGGTGGTTTCACGACGTTCATCTTCTGAAGTCTGTACTCCATTTTGAGACTGTGGCGCATTTGTTGGGACTGGTGTGGTATCATTTTCATCCGCTTCTCCCATTAATAATTATACAGTTCCATCGTTTATCTTAATTTACATATCAATTAATCAATGTGATATGTTGGAGGCATCATAAATATACTGTCTGTGTGTGTACATACCCCAATAAATAACATAACGCACATAATCCACATAACCGGAATAATATGGCGGCATTGTATTTGGTCATAATGAAAGTCATCTTCTTCTTCACACTCTATAATGTCAGCTTCAAGATCACATTCTTTATCAAACTCTTGTTGCAAATTCACTTTAATACTGTTCATAACAGGAACATCTTGTTGAAACGATCTTTTTTCTGGTGTACGTGGCGGTCGTTGTATTATATCAAACATATATAATACATGCGAATTGTTCATTTAACTACTTTGAATTGTGTATTTTATCTATTTTCAATATATAATGGAAGGGAAAGACGCAAAAAGAGATTTGAAGCTTACTAATCTGGAGACCGAAGATGTGTTTGAATCAGAGTCAGACTCAGAAGCACCACCAAAAACGCCTCAACGTTTTATAAAGGTAGAAGCAAAATACAAAGTACAAGACGATAGCATATGTGATAATGATGAACGTGCATGTAATCCAAGATCAAGAGACCGCGTATTTCATCGAGATACAAAACCAGTTTATATCGAACCCCTTAATGAAGGTAATACACGCAGTAGCAAATGTCCGTTCTCTGATGATGAGGACGATGGTGTATATATGGGTCGCATTCGTCCCATCGGTCATGATGGACGCCCTGTGAGACGATAAAAATATCTGATTATTGTATAAAAATGTCATCAAACAATGATAAACAAGTAGACATGAATGAATTGTCAAGTATTGTTGCACCTGAACAAATTGAAGTGAAACCAGCCCCAACGCCGGGATTTTTCGAAAGTATAGGAGTTGCTGTATCAAGCATTGTTAAATCAGGTGATTTGACAAAGGCGATGATCCGACCGATCAACATAAATGGTAAGCCTATGCGAAAATAAGTATGTACAACCACCATTTGTCATTATGCATTACACATATAATGACCAATAATATCATCAAACTTCATCCAGTCTATTTCTTGTTCTGTATCTTCAAACTCGTCTTCATCCACTTGTAGCCTGTCCAATAACATCTCCATTGCGTCGCGCGCAATCATATGTGATTCTTCCTCGTCAAATTGAGATTCCGCTTCGTCTACTTCCTGTAAGCGATCCCATTCATCTACCAAGAAATTATTCAGATTTTTGTACCAAGAGAGATTGGGATCAATGGTGACCACGTATTTCGGCCAAAACATCTTGTATATGATATCCTTTGCAACATCGTAACACATCTTGTCTGTAAACCCCATTGTATGATCTTATACATGTTAATATATTTATGTTATTGATTTGTACGATAAAATTGAATGGTTTGTGTACAAAAACTTATTGTATACAAACCAAGAATACATACCAACAAACATTATGAATAACACGAACATCCAACGTATGTGGAAAGTCCTGCCAAAAAAGAGCAAACCCGCAAATGAACCAACTGTGCGCATACCCAAGAATCTGTGGAAACTGCCAAAATGCTACCGAATGGCTGTTGTGATGAAGCTGCCTGCTAAGAAGGAACCCATCAACCCGGGGTTGAGGAAGAAGAAAGGTTCAAAACGTAACCTGTCTATTGAGAGCCGCGAGCCAATATGCTATGAATCGAATATGATGTCAATCATGTCTTTCGCAAAAACATATAACGCATTTTACCAGTAATTTGATAATCAGCAATAAAATCAATAATGTCAACGCATTATTGATTTTTCATGCAAAATTGATCAAGATGTATGCAAAAAACTTATCACATATAAAAGAAATATACCAACGTACAAACATGAATACAACCAATATTCGAAACTTGTGGCGCGTAGCAACCACCAAGAAACCAACCAAGGATACGGACCCTCTTTCCGGAGGTATTGGACATCTTTGGAAACTTCCAACCGGCTACAAAGTAGCTGTGATCAAGAAGTCTGTCAATAATGCACCAGTAACCAAAAAAACCTCCGTTGAAAAAACCTGCTCCATATGTTATGAATCCATGACGTACGCCTCCGAAACCGCAATCGACAGCTGTGATCATACGTTCTGTGCACGATGCATCGTTCAATGGTCCGATAAATTTAACCTGACAGTTGAATCAGGCACATGCCCTATATGTCGCGCAAACTATACATGCATGCATCCCAAAAATAAGCCGTGTGGGACCTGTCAAGACTCTGATCATCCTACCAAACGATGTCCCCACAAGAAGCGCATGAAGGAACCCGGATTTCGCGAGCGCACCAGACTTGCAAACATTGATAGTAAGAATCGTGATATGATGATCGTTGGCATCGAGCTTACCAGAACGTATCGAGGACTCATACAAACAATCATGAATAAAGCCGTCAACCACGTATTGAAACATACAAACACCGATCCGGCTACGCCCGAGTTCGACGAAAAAATCAGCAGGCGCCTGGCAAAAACAACAGGAATCGAATTAGAAATTTATGATCGTTTGCTCGGATCAACGTGCAAATTCCTTAGGACTATCAATGGAAACATGAATTCTACTGTAAAGCGCATTAATTCATACCGTGGATCTCTGTGAAGCGTCCTTCTTATCAAAATGCGGATTGCTCCCGTATTTTTTTATATTATTATATGCCTCGTTGACTTCACGATAGATGTACGAATGACGTATATACAACTCAGTATATAATTCTGTACTCAGTAACCGACGTAGGGCAACTGGACCCATAAAGATCGTCGACATAGTTTCCACATATTGACGTTTTGGGTACAGTGTGATGCCAAGGAATAAAAGGTGCGTTAGTTCATTGATACGATTCTCCCAGAAATTTTGTTCTTGCTTGTGTAGTTTTTTATATAGCATATACAGTTTATATATTTCTTCTTGATATACAAGAGACGCATTGCGTGCCTGTTTCAATTTACATATTGATCCCATGCACGGGTGTTTCAAATGCATATATTCAACAAAGTATTGACCACAATACGGCTGATCGAGGAATTTATCATTCATGACCAAGAACTCCTGTAAAATATTATGCATTAAAACAATATGCGTATGTTTTTTGTATGTCACTTTATCGTTGTCACAATATTTCTCAGTGAATATAGTTTCATTTGTTTCATGAATATGACGTTGTATAATAGCAACTCGGTCAAGCATTGACAATTTCTCTATATCACCCATTATAACATACCTCGTATGTATTTGATCGGACAGAAACTTAATATGCTGAAATGGTTGTTTTGGCTCATCATGGAAAAAAACACTGAAATTATTCCAGATATAGTGTCTGCTATCAAACGGTCCTATTGTATCGTCTCTATACCCATCAAGCAGACCATTATGCCCCCAATAAATATAAAATGCAGTACGTACCTCTTCATTTTCAAAGCTGATCGACAAATATACCGGACACGGATATGTTTGATCGGCAAGTGATAACAGGGATTCATACACAGAATCAAATTGAAATTGATCAATTACATGATAAGGCACAATAGCGGTTACCATTGGATAACCATTCCTTATGAAGCTTTTCTTCGTATCTTTTCCCCAGTGAACACGCTTTTTTTGTTTTTTACAAAGTAAATTTTTAATCCATTTACACATCTATTAAAGTAGATGTGGAAAAATAAATACACCAACTTACATTCAGAAGTCCAGTTCGTAACCATCATCTTCCATGACACAATCCGCATCGGTGGACGTAAACGTATGTAAGTGATTCTTAAGGTGAACGGACTGTTCGCAATTATCGGCGTCATTTGTCAATGCATTTTCTACCTGTCTGCGCGAATCCTCATGCACATAACGTTCTGCCTCTTTTTCTTGCATTGCTTCCATATCAAGAACAACACCGTGCATCCCTGTCCCGAAATTACCAAGCTGTCCGAGCATAACTCCGGCCGAAACACCACGCGCATCGTCAAACTCACCATGTCGACTCGCTGCAAGCAACACCTCTGTATGTACTTCAAATGTTGACTTGGCAATCGGGCCAATATCGTCGTTCAAAATACCCGACCTGAAGATTGATACAAGGTTTTTGGTAAGCGCCATGCGATCGCATAATAGACTTAGATGGTGATAGTTGATACTCACACCACTGAACCCCATTACATCGACAAACTCGTCATGTATAAGCCGTCTCGCGGCCTCTATCCCAAGAACATCATGTACCTCTTTGATGTCATTGCTGACAGTTCGATAAGGGTCAATATAATCGAGACTAAGCGCATCCAATAGATTGGTACCCACAGTATCCATAACCCAAATGTCCTTTGCAGCCCAACCCGCTTCGGCAGGCACCATGTAATTCTGCATTTTGCGAACATTTACGTTCTTGATATTCGGGATGCCGCGCAGAACTACCGAATTTAACAACGTATCCTGAAAATTCCTCAGCAAATACAGGTCATCGGACATTGGTATAATATCGTCCTCGATCGCGGTTTGTTTTGTTTTCTTAAATAGCGCATTACTGACTCTCAGACGAAACACTAAATTGGATTCATTGTAATCTGTATATACACACTGAACCATTGAATCATATGCATTTGAGATTGCAAAATGGACATCATCCATGCTAATGTTGCGATCCAACATGCTGTCCGCGTCCATCTCCATACGAATCACCCATTTTGACTTATCAAATGGCTCCACTGCATCATCGCCGGCACAATCAGTCATAAGCGACTCGAAATCATTATATTGTGTGATTAGCGCTTTATCCGAATCAATTACCGAATCAGTGGGATCGAAACACACCTGCACTTGTTTCGTGATGTTGGCCAGTGACGTATGACCCAACATAGACGCGTAGTTTCGTGCCTTGTTCTGATCATGCTGCTCAAACTCATTAAGGAACACCGTGAGTGACGGTCCCTTGGGATTTTTCGTAAGACGCAATATCTCCTCAATTCTTGGCACACCGCGAGTAACATTGGACTTGGACGCTACACCCGCAAGATGGAAAGTATTCAGCGTCAATTGAGTAGTGGGCTCACCAATCGATTGCCCGGCAATCACCCCCACCATCTCACCCGGATGTACCAATGCCTCCTTGTAACGCAGTACCACATTCTCCAGAAGCATCACTAATCCCGCTCTATGGAACCTCTTCATAACCAGAAGTGAACGGGGCGTCAGGTAGAAGTAGTAAAGCGTCCTGAACAAGTCATTATCCTCCATGTAATGGAACGACCGAATGCGATCGTAATAATGCTCAATCAACTGGAACGCTTCCAAAGGCGTGATGTCAACCATGCTGGTAGCAGAGAGGTTCAGTTGGCCCGCCACATTGTTAATGAGATGATGGAACGATACCGGCACCTGTACACTGGACTCTCCTCTAAAATTGTGCACCGAGTTTACAATAATTCCACGCATATCAATCATCATTTCAATATACTTCTTGCACATCGCCTGCGCGTCCTTGATTTGCTTTCGCATACGTGTCTGCGAACCCTTGGTATATATCCCCGTAATTCCTTTACGATTCTCATGCACACCCACAATGTCGTAGTGCATGTAGATCTGCTCGGTGGTCATCTCCGTAAGAGGGAGGGTCTGGAACTCCACCTTGGTGGCATCAAACCCATCCTCGCCATACGCGAACTGCACAATTTTACCCTTGTTGTTGCGCACCGTCATGTCATATTCCACCTTGAGATCCTCCAGACCCTTGATCAATCTCCTCTGTATGTATCCTGTTTGCGACGTCTTGACAGCCGTATCAATAAGACCAATACGACCACCCATTGCATGGAAGAACAGCTCCGGTGCCGTGAGACCCGTGATATAGGAGTTTTCAATGAACCCGCGTGCCATAGGACTGTCGTCGTATCGGCTGAAATGGGGAAGTGTGCGGTCCTGAAACCCATAGGGTACTCGCTTGCCCTCTACGCTCGTCTGTCCCACACACGAAATCATCTGCGAAATGTTGACAAGAGACCCTTTAGCACCCGACTCCACAATCATCAAGAAGCGGTTCGACTTATCCAGTGACTCACGCCCAATCTTTCCAGCCTGCTCCGTAGCCTTGTTGAGAATGTTCGTGACCTGTGTCTCGAACTCAGCGATATTCGTATTCGCCGTGCTATTCTCAAAAGTTCCCATATGCACCTGGTTAATTAGCCCCTTCACCTGCTGCTTCTGATTGGTAATTGTTTCGACAATCCTTTCATTGGTCCGACGATTTGCCAACAAATCACTAATCCCCACGCTGTAAGAACTTGTTGTTATGTATTTTGTGATGATGTCCTGAAGATTATCGATAAACTTTGCCGCATTCATCGCCCCATAGTCATTGAAGATACGGTGAATAATCCCCTTCGATGAACTCCCCAGTACCGACTTTTCCATCTGTCCGCGAACATACTTGCCATTCACAATCTCCATGACATTGTTCGTGGTCTCGTAGTCCTCGCCGTCTCTGAACAGCTTAGTCTTGTACTTGAGGGTAATTGGCTGCATAATCTGCGTGATCATGTCGAAATTCTTAATGACACGATCATCTTCAAAGAATGCTCCCAAATCAACGTCCGCCACCGTTGCCATCATATTCATAGCATCCTTAGGCGAGAATTTCACATCCGGTCTCGTAAACCGGTAAGACCCAAGCATAGAATCTTGGAAAATCCCCACAATGGGAGAGCCGCTCGCCGGACTGACCATTTGATATGGAACATGCGCGAGCTGTTTTAGCTCGATCTCTGCAGCGGGGTTTTGCGGCATATGCATATTCATCTCATCGCCATCAAAATCAGCATTATATGGTTTGGTATCCGCCACATTCATCCTGAAAGTGTCGCCCTTTTTCATGACTTTTACGATGTGGCACATCATGGACATTCTGTGCAAACTGGGTTGACGGTTGAATAGGACGCCGTCGCCGTCCATCATATGTCGGTGGACGATGTCGCCATTTTCGAGGGAGATGGAATTGCGGTCGACGTATCGGAGGGAGATGTGGTCGCCGCCCTTGCGCTCGAGGATCTTGGCGCCGGGGTGCGTTTCGGGTCCGTTCTGGACGATTTTGGAGAGGAATGCGCGGTTTCGGTCGTTGACCACGACTGGCTTGGTGATGTTCATGGCCACCTTCAGGGGCACGCCGAGCTGCCGGATGGAGAGGGTGGGATCGCCCGTGATGACCGAGCGGGCGCTGAAGTCGACGCGCTTGCCCATGAGGTTGCCTCTGATGCGCCCGAACTTGGAGTTGAGGCGGTCGAACACGCTCTGGAGGACGCGGCCGCTGCGCTGCTGCATGGGAGCACTTCCCCTCAGCTTGTTGTTGCCGAGCATGGCGACGAAGTACTGGAGCACGTTCGTGAGCCCCTCTATGGCGCGCGGGTCCACGTCGTCTTTTAAGAGCTTTGCTTTGAGATCCAGATTGGTTCTGATGATGTTTGAGTAAATATGACTCATGTCATCTTCGCTTCTCGTCTGAGCATCATGCTTCACAGATGGTCTCACAGCGGGAGGGGCGACGGGAAGGGCGGTAAATATCATCCATTCTGGGCGGGAGAATACGGGGCTAAACCCCATGAAGTGGACATCGTCGTCAGAGATGCGTTTGAAGATTTTGATGAGCATTTCTGGTGTAACTTCAATGGTAGAGCTGGCGGCATCTTCGCCAGTTGGGTAGATGGCATTGATGGTGGCCATTCCCTCAACTTCGATTTTGGGAACTAAGCAGCCGCATCCCTCGCCGTGTTTTTCGCCACAGCTTTTGATTTTGGAGATGTTGGAAAGGACGTATTGCCAGCGCGCGGATGCGGGCATTTTGAGGGCGTGCATGTGGTCTTTTTTGGAGAGGAGAAGCTTGGAGCATCGCAGGCAGATGGATTTGAGGATTTTGAGAATGTCCTTGAGGTGCATTGCGTTGAGGACGGGGCGTGCGAGCTCGATGTGCCCGAAGTATCCTGGGCTGTCGATGTAAGTTTTGCCATCAGTGGGGCAAATGAGTCCGGGGTCAAGAACCCCCATGCGAGGGTCAAACAAACCTCCGACACGTGGGCGACTATTGGTTGCATAAGTATCTCTTGACACGACTTCGACGACGGAATTCCTTCGGATCTCTTCCGGAGAGAGCATTCCGAATTGAACGCCAATGATTCGTGACTTTTGTGGTTGCGGTGTCATCTCTTTGTTGCTATATTATTAGATATTTTGCTCTATATGGTTCAATTTTGAGTTCAATATGGTACTATAACTATTTAATGATATTTAGCGATGAAATGAATATAAAAATATCCAGACATATATTATAAGAATGACAAGTCGTCAAAAGAAAGAAATGTGCACATGCGGTAGTGGAAAGCCCGTTAATTATATTAAACCTGGTGATAAAATAGCATCGGCTTGCATAAAATGCAAACAAAAAGATTATATCAGTAAAACAAAGCGTGTATGTAAACACTGTGACTCAGGAAAGGTCCCTTCATTTGCATTTCCACCTAAGAAATCTGGCGAACGTTGCACCGAATGTAAATTAGAAGGAATGATTAATGTATCTGGACGTCGATGTAAGAACTGTGATTCAGGTCTCCAACCTTCTTATGGACTACCTGATGCAAAAACATCAACTCATTGCAGCAAATGTCGCACAACCGAGATGACAATGAATCGCGGTACATTCTGCAAGTGTGGATCCAAGAAACAAATGACATTTGGGTTGCCTGATGATGACAAGCCGTCGAAATGTATGGACTGTAAAGAAGACTATCATGTGGACATCCGCAATTCCAAGTGCAAATGTGGAAGCGGGTTGCGTATGCTATTTCGAAGGCCAGACGAAACCAAGCCTTATGCGTGTTCCAAATGCAAAAATGATGAAGATATCAATTATGGGTATAAATTCTGTAAGTGCGGAAGTGGACTACGTATGATTTTTCGAAGACCCAATGAAGCAACAACTTATGCATGTTCTTCATGTAAAAAAGAAGAAGACGTCAATTGCAGACATCCGCCATGTCATTGTGGATCTGGAAAACGTCAATCATTTAAAATACCCGGCACCAATCAAAGGTTTTGTCAAACATGTAAACCATACAATGTGATATACACAGACCATAAAGTATGTCCCGGGTCAATTAACTGTCCCGATGATATTTGTCCATATTACTGTCGCGGAAATCCAAAATACGATGACTATTGCACATTGTGCTTCCGGCAAAACTTCCCGGATGACCCACGCACGTTATCAATCAACACCAATCTCAAGGAGCTGCGCGTACAAAATACAATCAACGAGCATTTTGAAGGATTTGTCCATGATAGAGCCATGTATACGAGCCATTGCGATTGTACCATCAAGAGGCGCATTGATCACCGTAAGCTCATTGGGGGTACACTCTTGGCGATTGAGACTGACGAAAACCAACACAAGTCATATGATGACATGGACGAACAGACGAGGTACGACGACCTTTACATGGCCCACAGCGGTAAGTGGGTGTATATCCGCTTCAACCCTGATGGGTTTTACGCACCCGACGGAACACGACACAACCCAGCATTGGAAACGCGCTTCGATAGACTCATTGCGGAGATCAATAAGCAAGTCGAGCGCATCGAGAAGGAAGAAAATACGGAATTGGTAGAGCGCATCTATCTGTATTACGATGGGTGGGAGGAATCAGTATAAAGATGTGCATAAACTGAAACAAACTTCCTAATAAGCTACTTTATTTGCATATGTGTAAATAAAGAGCATTTCGACATCTTACTTCAAAAATACCGCATCTAATTCGGGTATACATCCCTGGTCAAACTTCGTAAAACAGTTGACATTTGTACAGACAACCGTCTTATGTTCGCCCCTGTAAAATAACAGGGAACTGTTTTTGATTCGCAACGTATACGACATATAGACACCGAATTCGTTTATCTTGCAAATAATGATATTCAAAAACATCCCGCTATACCCAGTGACGTAATATTCCAGTGTAATTGGCCCTTGTTCTTCAATCATGTTGCTCATGACTTGAAGAAGTCGGAACTTGATGTCTGTATACTGGTTCTTTTTGTCCTTCTTGGTCACACTGAGACATTTGGACGACAGAAAGTCGAGATCGGCAGGGATGAATGGAGCAGTAAGACCGTCAATATCCTTTTTATTTTTTAAATATATGTATTTGAGAAGATAGTGACATACGCAGTCCGACAGACGCCGTATGGGAGAGGTAAAATGACAATATTCGGGCATACCCACCAGGTCATGCGAGCTTACTTTGGACAAATAGTCGGCGGTAATGCCGTCAGTAATGATCCGTTGAATCATTTCCTCCCCTGTCATATCATTCGCTATTTCGCCGAGCCACTCTTTCGCCTGACACGTCCTGAATATTCCAAAGTTTAAAGTGTTTTTTAAGTACTCGCCCACAAAGGAGTTTGCAAATATCGCGAATTCAGCGATCATCTGTTTCATCATCTTTTCCTCGTCACTGTCTCGGTAAAGATAGGCATGGCCATTGTCATAACAAACATGCGCAGGTGAGAGTTCATTCAACTTAACGCCTTTGGTCTTCTTCCCGCGATGTATCTGAAGTTGCTCGCTTATTTGAAGCCCGATTTTCAACGCGTCCAGATCATGCACAGAGGCTTGTTTGTATGAAAATGCGTGCGCGCGCTTCACCAGAACTTTGCCAAATACCAGTTTGACTTCGCCCTGGGGCTTGTATGTGTCCTTATTGATTTCAGTGATTACTGATATTGTGTGCTTCATCTCATTCTCGCCCTGTAAGCTCACCATTTTCAATACTTGTTCAGGTATCATATGAATAGGCTTTCGATTGGACATATACTTGGTGGTTGTTCGCTGAACAATGGATACCCATAGATCGGAATGCAGTCGTATAAACTCGGTAGGATCGGCGATATGAATTGCCAAATATAGAAGATCTCGGTCGGTATATACACTGAACGCATCGTCCGCATCCTCGCACCCCTCGGGGTCAATGCTATACACGTCATACTCAGTAAAATCATAACGTTCGTCCAGTGGTATGGAATAGTCATGCGGTTCCGCTATATGTGCGGTTAGTTCCATATCCCGCGATTCATTGCGTCTTGGACCATATAGCGGTTCAATGTAAGTGGTGTAATTCGTTTCGAAAATATTGTTTGTCATATATGTGAGATGACAAAACATTTAAATGCATTCGTGGAAAATATTGTTTCGTACAATTGTTTAATATTTCACATAAATCTGTATAAAACGTCGGATACGTATGGTTATAACGATGATACCTATATACAAATTGGTAGACTGGATAGATAATTGTAGAGACGAATGGTCTAAGTGTGTCAATTGGGACTTGCCGCCCTATTTTGAATTAGACCCACTAAGAATCCATGTGATGAAATTGGCGGAAGGGTATAATATTATGCTTCCCAAAAATGACCTCAATCTTCTTGAAAACGCTACCCAATTCTACTGCGTAGACCAAAACGTTAAAACTGTCAAGGCAGAAGAGTTTGATATAATTACATGGTTCCTTTTAAACTACAACCCTCATGGGGTTTCAATGTTAGAAAAAAATCCGGAATACATTAATTGGAGCCCGTTATCTCAAAACCCTGCGGCGGTGCATCTTCTTGAGAAGAATATCGATAAGATCGATTGGCTAATGATTTCTTCTAACCGCAATGCGATCCGCATAATTGAGCAAAATCTTGATAAAATATGCTGGAAAGCATTGTCATGCAATCCGGGCGCATTGGACCTACTTAAGAATAATCGCAAGAACATTTATTGGCCACTTCTGTCGGAAAATCCAGCAGCATTTCAATTGGATAAAAAGGCGATGCTCTGTCAAATGCAACCAATTGCAAAAGAACTTACAGAAAGGGTATATCATCCCGAACGTGTGCAGCGGATCAAAAATCAATATAACTATGATATTTTGGAAGAAGAATACGTTACTTCCGACGCCACATCCATATAAATATTTCATTGCGGTATATATAGCTCAATGAACCCCATTTTTAAGATACCGGATTGGATGGCTGGTATGGAACGTACCGAAATTGTGATGGGGGCACTGTCTGCGAATCCAGGTGCAATACCCATTATCGAGAAAAACATGGATATAGTGGACTGGAAAGCGCTCTCAAGGAATCCCGCTGCGATCCACATACTCGAGAAAAACATGGACAAAGTTCATTGGCCCAGTCTCAGTGGAAACCCTGGAGCCCGCCGCCTGTTAGAACAGAACCTCGACAAGGTGAACTGGTACAAGCTGTCTGAAAATTCGGGCGCAATGCGCATTTTGGAGAAACACCCTGACAAGATAAAGTGGGCGTACCTGTCCAAGAACCCGGCAGCGGTGCCCATGCTCGAGAGGTACTACGAAAAGATATTCTGGCCCAATCTCTCTGGTAATCCCGCAGCTATTCATCTATTGGCTAAAAATATGGAGAAGGTGTCCTGGAGCGGCCTGTCGGCAAATCCGGGTGCAATGCGACTACTGCTTAAAAACATGCATATGATCGACTGGTTTAACTTTGCTCTGAACAACCCACTTGCGCCGCTATACATTGATCTCATACTGGAGTACGGTCACGGGTACTCTATGTTACACTTATTAGAAAACCCTCTAATGCTTGATCTTAATGGTACCGAAATGCATAAACAGATGAAGCCGATTGCAGAGGAAATCATTGCAAAGGCTCTGCACCCTAATCGCGTAAGACGTAATATGGAGCAATATAGGTATAATATACTGGTTGATGAATATATACATGACGATTGATATAAATATTTTATTGTACTATATATTAGTATGAATCAACCTATTTTTAAATTACCTGTATGGGCAGAAGACACATTTCATAATGATTTTCGAACAAGACGCTTGATGATGGAATTTTTATGCGAAAATCCTGCAGCCATATCCATACTTGAAAACAATTTGGATTGTGTACATTGGGACCTACTCTCTAAGAACCCCGCAGCAATACACATATTGGAGAAACATTTGGGGTATGTTAATTGGGATCGATTATCTGGAAACCCAGCAGCCATGCACCTTTTGATGAAAAGAATAGACTATGTTAATTGGTCGATATTAAGCGGTAATCCATCAGCCATCCGCATATTGGAATTAAACATGCACTTGATAAACTGGTACGTATTGTCTGAAAATCCTGCAGCCATTCGTATTATTGAGAAGAACCTTGACAAAGTGAAGTGGCAATGTTTATCAAAAAACCCATGCGCAATCCACCTTTTGGAGCAACATCCCGACAAGATCTATTGGCCAAACCTTTCCGGGAACCCCGCTGCCATGAAGCTACTGATGAAAAATCCTGATAAAATAGATTGGTCAGCTTTCTCTCAAAACCCCGCGGCAATAAATATGTTATTAAAGAATCGTGACCGTATAGACTGGACAAATTTTGTAATAAGTAACCCTATTGCGCCTCTATACTATTATATAATACCCAAAGACGGTATTCTATTACCCTATTTGTATTCCCTAAGAAGTCCATATGGTTTGACGCCTGATTATGCCGCAATGTCAGGAAAGGTACCTATATTTACGCAAGACCTAATGAAATGTGTATTTCATCCTAAGCGGTTACGCATGAATTTGGAACGGTATGACTATGACATATTAGAGGAGATATATACAAAAGATGATTGATATAGAAACTGCGTAATGCAGTGTCTATATATGGATTTTTCACAGACTACAAGTGTCCGGTTTAAACCTACCACCAAAGAAGAATTGAAGAAGGCAGTTGACTTGTGGTGTCTCGATAGAGAGGCTGGTATGAAAAATTACGGTAACATATCCACATGGGACACCTCTCTCATTACAAATATGGCACACCTGTTTGAAGATAAATCCGAGTTCAATGACCCTATTAATGATTGGAACGTGTCCAATGTAACAGATATGATGTATATGTTCACCCATGCTACGAAGTTTAATCAGCCACTTGATAAATGGAACACTTCAAAAGTGAATGATATGTCTTCTATGTTTGCAAGCGCACATGCATTCAACCAGCCTATAGGAATGTGGAATACGTCAAAAGTAACTTCATGTTCTGACATGTTTTTGTACGCATTGTCATTTAATCAAGACATCAATGATTGGTGCACGGGTTCGTTGATATGGCATGAATGCATGTTTGATGAGGCAAAAAGCTTCGACGTCAAGAAAAATGCCGAATGGTATGCGTGCATCATTCGGAACTGGAGATGATCAACTAATATAGAACCAATGCTTCATTTACGTCAATGGAATTCTTATCGACCAAAATCGAGAATGTTGTAACAGAGTCTACGATATTCAAACCGACGGGCTACTTGGAACTGAGATATGCGATTGATGAATGGGGAAGAGATAAAAATGCCGCGGAAAAAAAATATGGTCATATATCTGATTGGGATACGTCTCTAATCGACACTATGATTGGACTTTTCAGAAAAAGGAAGGGTTTTAATGAGGACATTCGACGATGGGATGTATCCAATGTAACTGATATGACGAATATGTTTGATGGCGCAAAGTCATTCAACCAACCCATTGGCGACTGGAACACAAGCAAGGTAAGAAAAACGAGAAACATGTTCCTGAATGCATGTTCATTCAACCAACCCATCAATAACTGGGACGTGTCCAATGTTGTAGACATGACCGATATGTTTTGGGGCGCAAAAGCTTTTAATCAACCGTTGGATAAGTGGAATACTTCACAGGTGATAAAATTCACGGGTATGTTCCGTAATGCGAAAATGTTCAATGGTGCCATTGAGACATGGAACGTGAATGCCGCGCAATATATGGATTCAATGTTTGAAGGTGCAGTAAGATTCAACCAGCCACTTAATGGATGGAACCCGAAATGTGTTCAAGATTTCGAAAGCATGTTTAACGGGGCATCACGGTTCAATCAGCCTCTGGATACGTGGAAATCTCCGCGCGCATACAAAATGGCGTATATGTTTAAAAATGCCGAAGCGTTTAACCAGTGTCTAAATGATTGGGACGTTAACAATGTGTTACATATGTCTTCTATGTTCGAAAATGCATCAGCGTTTGATATACAAAATGCCTTATGGTATGTACCTCAAATTCGTAAGATTGGCGGTTTCATACATCATGAAGAGCTGGAACGTATGAATAACCGTGATAGAACGGTGTAGAAAAAGGTTTATAGTCGGATAAACCATGGATTTCTTGCCAGGCGAAACTATAAATACCGTGACAGACTATGTAATTTACACCTTTGGACATTTAAGGAGCTAAAAATACAGTAAATATATGGCGCGAAGATAGAAACGCCATGCTTATGATATACAGTCATATTTCTATATGGCACGCCTATTTGAGGATAAAAACGAATTCAAAATACCGGTCACATGGGTAGATTAGTACTGGATTACTTTGATTACTAAGCGCAGTTCAGATAGGTTATATTGACGTCCTGCTCGGACCCGGACTCGATAGGTGCTTGCTTTATCGATACAAAGGGTCTGTGATGTATTTGCGTTTTCGACCAGTCTGTGTGCCGAAGGTCCAAATGCCATATGAAGAAGTTCTCCTTTTTGCACACTTCGAGTATCAATATCCACAGTTGCCAAACTATTTGCAGCAATAGGAGATTCCAATTGGTCGCTTCCTACCATTTCAAATATGATCCAATTGTCTTGTCCTGCACTCTCGGTTTTCATGTCTCCATGAAAATACAATTCCACATATGCTCCATTTAGACCGATTGTTGCATCCGAAAACGTGATACCCGCACTACCGCCTGTCCCGTCCATAAAACGCTGCTTCCCGTTATTGGTTGTCAAGTTGTTGTCATAATCCAAATAGGTTGTAAATGGTTCTGAATCAGTCATTTCTAAATCACTAAAAAAAAGAGTAGCGGTTTCTATTTGCGTTTCTCCAGCAGGTCCAGCAGGTCCAGCAGGTCCAGCAGGTCCAGCAGGTCCAGCAGGTCCAGCAGGTCCGGCGCCTGGAACACAGCATGCGCGTGTTCGAATATAATGTTCGTATGATATTGACATAGTATTTATATAATATCGTTAGAAAACTTATGTCTAACGATAAAACTCAATCGCAAAATGTCTTTCTGTATGAATACTGATATATTCGACCAAATATTGGAAACTGGTTTGTTACCCTATCAATATGTTTGATAATCCATATGTATTTCGTATAACACCATCGTGAGATGTATATACAAAAACTCAAAAACTATATTATACTAAGTACATAAAAGAAGAAGTTTGTGTATTGGTAACCATATGAATAACCTTCCAGACGAACTTATAGATGCAGTAAAGGGGTTTGTTATTTTCAAACCATCCTGTTATAATATTTTACAGTCCGCTGTAGACTTATGGTGTCAAGATCGTGAAGAAGCGATTAACAAATATGGTCACATATCGTTATGGGACACATCCTTAATTACGGATATGCAACAATTATTCCTTGATCAAAGAAATTTTAATGATGATATATCAAATTGGAACGTGAGTTCGGTTACTGATATGAATAATATGTTCCGTGGCGCCGTTATATTCAACCAGCCCATAGGAAAATGGGATGTCAGTTCAGTTACCAACATGCATGACATGTTCCGGAGTGCAGAGGCTTTCAATCAGCCCCTGGACAACTGGAATGTCAGTTCAGTAACTGATATGAGTAGAATGTTCAGCTGTGCACTGTCGTTCAATCAGCCCATAGGTAACTGGGATGTCAGCTCAGTGATTTACATGCATGAGATGTTCAGAGAAACCAATGCGTTCAACCAACCTATAGGGGATTGGGATATGAAGTCCGTTATTGAGATACCCGGAATGTTCTATGGAGCAGAGGCTTTCAATCAACCCATAGGAAAATGGGATGTCAGTTCTGTCACTGATATGAGCGACATGTTCAGCAACGCACCTGTTTTTAATCAGCCTATAGGGGATTGGAATGTCAGCTCAGTGAATTGCATGTCTTCGATGTTTAATGGTGCCAATAAATTTAACCAGCCTCTGGAACACTGGGATGTGAGCAAGGTCCTCGATATGGATTACATGTTCCGACATGCATCTGCATTCAATCATCCCATAGGATGTTGGAATGTGAGTTCAGTTACTTGTATGGAGGGTATGTTTAGTTTTGCATCTGTATTCAATCAACCCATAGGAGAATGGAATGTGAGTTCAGTGATCGACATGAACAGTATGTTCAAGCATACCCAATCATTCAACCAACCTCTGGAAAATTGGGATGTTAGTTCGGTTACTGACATGTGTTCAATGTTCAACGGCGCCATTGTCTTCAACCAACCTCTGGACAACTGGAATGTCAGCTCTGTAAAAGTTATGAAATACATGTTCAGTCAAGCCATTTCATTTAACCAGCCCATAGGAAATTGGGATGTTAGTTCGGTTACTGACATGCGTTCAATGTTCGACGGCGCCATTGTCTTCAACCAACCTCTGGACAACTGGAATGTCAGCTCTGTCACTAACATAAGTAGCCTGTTCAAGAATACCAAGACCTTCAACCAGCCCCTTAATAGCTGGATTGTAAACTCTGTCACTAACATGCATAGCGTGTTCAGATATGCTTTGGCCTTCAACCAGCCACTGAACAACTGGGACGTGAGCTCAGTGATTATCATGAGGTACATGTTCAACAATGCCGTAAGATTCAACCAACCACTGGACAACTGGAATGTCAGCTCCGTGATTGGTATGAGCGGCATGTTCAATGGTGCTCGGGCATTCAACCAACCACTGGACAACTGGAATGTCAGCTCTGTAATGGACATGGATGCTATGTTCTGGAGCGCCCGGGCATTCAACCAACCGCTGGACAAGTGGAATGTAAGTTCCGTAACTAACATGAGAACCATGTTCGGAGATACCCATGCATTCAACCAGCCCCTTAATAACTGGAATGTGGGCTCCGTGACTAACATGAACGGTATGTTCGGCAGTGCCAGGGTATTTAACCAGCCCCTTAACAACTGGGACGTAAGCTCAGTAACAGATATGAAATACATGTTCTGGGATGCTGATATGTTCAACCAGTGTTTGAAGAATTGGAATATGCAACAGGTGAAATATAATTTATTCTACGTAATATTCAACGATTTTAATCTTCAAAAACGATGTATGCCTCAATTGGGCTAATATTATTGAAAAATGTATAAACACAATATGATGGTTATATCAAGCCAAAATGAATAACCTTCCAGACGAACTTATAAAGGTAGTAAAAGATTTTGTTATTTTCAAACCAACCATCAAACATGAATTGAAACAAGCCGTGGATTTATGGTGCGATGACAAAGATGCCGCAAAGGCAAAATATGGAGATATTTCGATATGGGACACCTCCTTGATTATAGATATGGAAAGACTGTTCGAAAACAAACACTCATTTAACGACAATATCAACAGATGGGACGTATCAAATGTATTGTCTATGGACGGGATGTTTCGGGAGGCGCGCGCATTTAATCAACCATTGGATAAATGGAATGTATCGAAGGTGACAAATATGTGGGGGATGTTTCGGGAGGCGCGCGCATTCAATCAGCCATTAAATAGTTGGAATACCTCAAATGTTAAAAAGATGGCACTCATGTTCCATGACACACAGCATTTCAATCAGCCATTGGATAAATGGAATACTTCCAATGTAGAAAATATGACCGGAATGTTTTGTTTGGCCGAAAAATTCAACCAACCGATTGGAATGTGGAATACGTCAAATGTCTCTGACATGAGCTTCATGTTCAGGGAAGCATCTTCATTTAATCAACCCTTGAACGACTGGGATACTTCTCAGGTATGGTCCATGTGTTGTATGTTTCTTGAAGCGGTTTCATTCAATCAGCCATTAGACAAATGGGACATTGATAATGTCCTCGACTATAATTGTATGCTCGGGTTTGCCATATCCTTCAAACAGTCATTGGATGCATGGAACCTACCACGTAAAGATCTTGATGATATATTTCGAGATCCTTATCACTATAAACGGTATAATACATAACAAATATAAAGTTATTTGTTTGGTCATAACATGTCGAATGTATCAGCAAATGGTTTGAAAATGATACCAAATATTTTATCATCAAAGGGACCTGTAACCAATTATAGGTACCGAAATGCCCCAACAGAATATTTTGCCCCATTCAGTATAATACAGCATATGGTAGATACAATAAACGTACCCGGTAATGGTCCGCAAATTATCTTTATTCGCAATGGATCCACCCCATTAACGCGCGATTTGGATTTGTTTGCGTCCTATATACACATTCTGAAACACCCAGTTGTATTAATTACAAGTGACGGAGACCGTCCCGTACCTTCAAGCTACTCAACAGATACTGTAACGACCATCTTGGAATCCAATTATATCGTAAAATGGTATACGCAAAATTATGACCAAACAGTACAACATTATAAATTACGACATATACCCATTGGATTTGATTTTCATACACCAGATCTTTATGTAAACAAATCGTTATTGGATAAAGTTAAGTGTATGTACAATATCCGTAATGCAAACACTGTAAAGATACGCAATAAAATTTTCACTGATACGCACCATAGTATAACTCACCCGGAACGAAAAAAACTTCGGGATATTGTCTCAAACTGTCATTATTTTGTGTTAAGTACTGACAGAATGTCATTTGATGAGATAACGAAAGAATATAACAAATATCAGTTTGTATTATCTCCTCGCGGAAGTGGTCTGGATACACATCGAACATGGGAAATTATTTTCACAGGCAGTATTGTTATTACCAAAACATCTCCACTTGACAATATGTTTATCAAACATAACTTGCCTGTTGTTATTTTACAGGATTGGGAAGAATTAACGGATAATCTTGAGGACAAAATGAAACAGTGGTATGATGAACATATTGATAAAACCAGGTTTGATAATATAGATAAACGGCTGAGTTTTCAGTATTGGGTTAATACATAACCGTTATTAACTCATACTAAGACTTCTATATGTTACCATATAATTATGACAACATATTCAAAAACATGTCTTACAGAAACAATGTGCGGAGACTATACCCGATATTATTTACAAACATGTGATTACCAAATACTCGGCTATAAATACGAACCAAATCCTGATAGAACATGCGTTCGACAGATAGAAGGCAACTATTGTTCAGATTGTGTAATCCTTATGGACTGTTGTGCACGTACCAATATGGATTGTTGCCAACGTATTATAACCGCAATACCGTCAACAGTACCGTCCAATGTACCTACATCAATGCCCAGTTATTTCTGTAATAACAAAGCAATCGAGGTGTCAGATAATACATGCGGCACATTTCAAATATTGCGCTCGAAGATTATACACAGGACAGATGGGGGCAATATGTTATGTTGTTCTGAACATGCAGAATTTTGCTGTGAACATAGTTACATGCTATTTGTGTTTATTGGCGGAATGCTAATGCTAACAGCAATGGTATTTCATATTGTTATTTATTTGTTGCATGATCCAGAAAGGAACAAACAACGTGTAGTACCACTTAATAACATTCTCCCACAATAGACGACCCATTTTGACAATGAGGAAAATAGTATAAAAGCTTTTAGGAATATATTACAACTATTTTATGTCCCAACCCAAAATAAAAGGTGCCAGAAAACCTCGTACATGCAAAAATTGCGGGGCACATAGATCATCAAACTTTGGGTTTGCTGGCGAAAAACCTACTCATTGTACCGCTTGTCGAATGCCTGGTCAAATAAATGTATATAAGAAAACTTGCAGCTGTGGAAGTGGCATAGCATGTACATATAAAGAACCAAATGGTGGTACAAAACGTTACTGTACACGTTGTAAACCTGAATTTGCTGATCATTGGTCGAAAACCGGCCGTTTATGTGCATGCGGATCAGGTAAACGAATGGTTCATGGTACCCAAGAAGACGATATTCCGACTTCTTGCGATTCATGCAAAAAAGAAGAGCATACCAAGTGCTTTCGAAACATACGTACATGCAGATTATGCGATGCCGGTGTCCAGGCAAACTATGCTCTCAAAGGCACAACTACGCGCATTGCATGCAAATCATGTGCAATGAAGGATAACTTTGAAGATTATGTATTATCAAGCAGACCGCCATGTGTTTGTGGTTCTGGATTACATAGGAGTCATGCCATTGGGAAAAGTTGGGCACTTGTTGCATGTCGTGCATGCAAAACAGATGATCATTGGTCTCCATCTGCCGTTCGATCGGCAAAAAGACGAGCCGCATTAAAAGCAAAAAAAATAGAAGCCATGGCAAATATAGAATTAACAGATTGAAACAACAGTACTCGGTAAATACAAGAAAATTGATTGTATTTTAACATATATAGTATCTTTAAAAGAAGATATGTTCAAAAAAACTGATAAAGACGGCGTTAAACGCAGACGCATTCATGAGTCAAGTGATGAAAGTAGCATTGGGACCTCATCATCTGAAGAAAGTGAAGAAGAAAGTGAAGAAAGCGATGAGGAGAGTGAAGAAAGTGCTGAAGGAAGTAGTGATGAAAGTAACGACGAAGATGTTATAGAAATTCTGGAGGGTGATTCAGACTCTGATAGTGATTATGTACCAAAAAAACAACGTAATAAAGAAAAAGAATTGGAACGAGACGAACAATTAGACCATGCAAAGATCCAACAAGTAATTGCAGACATATTCAAATCAAAGTACATGGACAATAAAATAGCAGAAACAAAGAAAAAAGATAAAAAGGCATTGAAATCTCCACGTAGCACAAAAAAAGAATATACCAGAAGAAAACGTGGAGGAAGTCGTGTAAAGCTTAACGAACCTCAAAGTGACTCTGATGATGCACCACCAAGAAGAAAACGTGGAGGAAGTCGCGCAAAACTTGACGAAAAACAAAGTGAATCAGAAGAAGAAAACGAATTTGTTGATGAAGATGAGGAAAGTGACCAAGAAGAAGGAGGCATTAGCATTCTACTACTTGGTGGAGAGCCGGAACAAGAATCGTATGACGAAAGTGATGATAAGTATGATGTAGAGAGTGATGATGAAAAGGTATTCATGAAGGAAAAATATGAGCCAATTGAAGTACCGGAAGACGCAAAACCCAAAGCCCGCAAGCGACGTCCAAAGCCAACGGAAGAAGTTGACGACAAGGACAAAGAAGAGGATGTTGAGATTGAGTATGCCGAGCTGGTGGAGACAAAGAAGACGCTGTCCGAGCAGCTGAAGAAAAAACCCAAGAGCAAGGTCCTCAAGAAGGCCGTTCACGACTGTGATCGCCAGATCAAAAAGCTCGTGAAGAGCAGTCGTATCAAGAATGCAAAGAAGTATCACAAACTTACGCACGAGGACAAGAAGAATATGGACGAGACGTCCTATTTCAAGACCAAGCTGTCCAACAAGGAGCAAATGCGCGTGATTCGAGACCTGAAAGAGGTGAACTCCTGCATCGACATCGACAAGCCTTACCGACTGGCACTACTCGAGTCGAATATGCCCGCAAAGACCAAAGCAGTTGCCCTACAGAAGCTCAATATTCTGAATACGATGGAGCCAGGCGACCCCGAATACCATAAGCTGCGCCACTGGGTAGACGCGTTCATGCGCATTCCCTTCAACAACTACAATACATTCTCGGTGAGTATATCCGATGGCATTGATCGCTGTCATGACTTCATGCTCAATGCAAAACAAACATTGGATCGCTGTGTGTATGGTTTGAATGATGCAAAGCTCCAGATCATGCAACTCGTGGGTCAGTGGGTGGCGAACCCAAAATCCGTGGGCTCAGCGATTGCAATCAAGGGACCAATGGGAACGGGCAAGACTACGCTGGTCAAGGAGGGTATCTCCCAAATTCTGGGGCGCGAGTTTGCGTTCATTGCACTGGGCGGCAACAGCGACGCCAGCTTTCTGGAAGGTCATAGCTATACCTACGAGGGGTCCTCCTGGGGGAAAATCGTGCAGATCCTCATGGACGCCAAGTGCATGAACCCGGTCATCTACTTTGACGAGCTCGACAAAATCAGTGATACTGCGAAAGGTGAGGAAATTGTCAGCATGCTCATTCATCTTACGGACGTTGCACAGAATACCGAGTTCCGTGACAAGTTCTTCGCAGAGGCCGCGATTGACCTCAGCAAGGTGCTGTTCCTATTCTCGTACAACGACGAAACAAAGGTAAATCCCATCCTCCGAGACAGAATGTACAGCATTCAGACAAAGGGTTATGAGTCCAAAGAGAAGCTCATCATCGCTCGCGATCACTTGCTGCCTAAGATTCGCGAACAGGTGAACTTCAAAGAAGAGGATGTTATCATTCCGGATGAAACCATCATGCACATTGTCTCCAGTGAGGGTCTGACGCATAAAGAAGCAGGCGTGAGAAACCTAAAACGGTGTCTCGAGATTATCTACACGAAGCTCAACCTGTTCCGGTTGGTAAAGCGGGATGAAAACATATTCAAGAAGGACATTGACATTGACGTAGAGTTCCCATTCACAGTTACAAAGGACCATGTAGAAATCTTTATCAAAAACAATGATCGTTTGAACCCGAGTCTCTTTGGACTGTATGTTTAAACCATATGCAGTAATTGCATATGATTCTAATGTAATTTACAACTCAACTGGCATACCCGTTGCATTTCCACCACGGCTGGTGAGAAGGTGTTCCATTTTTTTCGTTAAGATAAGGTTTCCGCCCGTATTCGTAAGACCGGAAGTAGGGGGAGCATCGCGACTTCCATCTGCCTTTGAAAACATATCAAGTGGTTCATTGATGTTAAGATCAGCGCCGTGTTTCGTTTTATCGTCGTCATAATCGGGGGTATCAACCTGCGTTTCAGTCTCCTCCGGTTTCGCCTTTGCAAACAACATGTCCGCAAAAGGAATGTTTTCCCGACATTCCACGCATGTGGTTAGTAGTATAGCGATAACAAGCAATCCAATTACAATCCAGTTTCCCATTGTATAGACATTTATTAGAAAATATCGTTGTATACTTGCGGATTTACAGTGCGATACATCTCTTGGAAGGTTTCGTGATCTCGACCATATTTTACGTGGAGAACCCCATCTCTTACATTGTATCGAAACCACCATTTTATTAACAGTTTACGCCACCAGCTACTAAAATCTCGTGCACTCTGCATAAAATTTCCTGATCGTATAACATCCTGCTTCCACCAAATGGTAAATGCGATCAATAGTATAAAAAATATCAATGTAAGCATTTGTATATTATACGGTCCTAAAATAGCATAAAGGTGGTAACATAATTTATATAAATGAATAGGCAACAGCGCGCTCAACTTAACCGAATGATCGAAGAATCCGGGGCAGCCAACAATACGTCACTTATTCGCGAAAAACAGCACAGTTTTCAAATTGAGAACGATATTAAAACAATCAATAGGATCGTGAAAGAAAACCCAAGCGCATCTGATGATGAAATCCGCTTAATGTGTTCTTCAGAGGCATTGTTTTTATTTTCTAATTACACTCCAATTTTCAACAAGGCTATCGCACAAGAACTAAACATGGACATAATGTCAGAGTTATTAAAGACACTACGGGCCATTGAAACGGGTCAACTTGACCAACATGAGGCATCCGTTAGGGCTGGTCAGATTCTAAAGGAGTTGTATGTAGATAGTGCCCTACGCAGATCTGAAAAAATCAATAAAGACGACGACGATGAACCAGAACCACTCAATCAAGGTAAAGAGATGTCATGGAGTGACTTCAAAAAAAGGTCAAAAAGCACATAAATACGATAACCGTTTTATATTATATGGTTATCGTAATACCACACGCATTATTTAGCATTGCTGTAAGTAACCCTGATCTTCGCCATAAATATGAGGAAATGGCTAAGAAACATAATAGCTCAATTCTAACCCAAAAATATCCGGACGCAGGCATTGATCTATACGTACCAAAAGATTACACATTCAATGTGCCGAATAAAACTACAATGATTGACATGGAAATTATTGGGGTTATGCATACATACAACGTAGATACCGATGATTATAGCCCATCTGGGTATTATATGTTTCCACGGTCATCTATTAGCAAAACACCTCTTATGCTTGCAAATCATACAGGAATTATTGATTCTGGGTATCGCGGCAACCTATTAGGAGGGTTCCGTTGGCTTAAATATGACGACGACGAAAGTTATTGCGTAAAAGGGGGAACGCGTTTATTACAGGTATGTCACCCCGGTCTACTGCCCATTCTTATTGAAATTGTGAACCCATGCGATCTTGATACAACTGACCGGGGATCTGGTGGGTTTGGCTCAACCGGCATTTAAGCAATTTTCTACATGTAATGTAACCGACTATGAATGATGGCATTACCGTATATAGAGGAAGGCGGTTCGACAATTATAATAGAAGACAAATTCAAAAGGTTCTTGTTTTAGATCTCGACGATACGTTGGGATCTTTTTCGCATTTACATATTTTATGGACAGGTATACTCAAGTGTAATAAAGGGAATATTGATAAGGCACGCATATTCACGCGTTTGTTTTCACTATATCCCGAGTTTTTACGTGATAATATACGAGACGTTCTAAGAGAGATGAAGGCGCATAAACAAAAGGATACTAAAATTTTTCTTTATACAAATAACCAATGTCAAACGCCCGGATGGGTAGATAGCGTGGTGCAATACATAGAAGATATTTCTGAAACGCCCGAACTATTTGACCAATTCGTGAGAGCATTTAAAATTAAAAACTGTGTTGTCGAACCAAAGAGAACATCCATGAGTAAAAGTCTGGATGATCTAATTAATTGTACATCAATTACAAAGCCAGTAGAAATTTGCTTTATAGATGATCGATATTATCCTAACATGATACATGACAACGTATATTACATACATCCTGTTGCATATTATCATTCGTTATCCATTAAAAATATTATTGATAGATACGTCAAATCTTCACTTGGCAATGAGATGAGGGCACAAAGTACCGTAAGCAAGAATTATAAGGAGTTTATTACCGATTGGTTTGAATTCAATAATGCCGGGAGGTACGTGCAAAATTCATACACGCCCTCGTCAATGCGGGATGTCACAACAAAACTTATATTCCATATAAATAAGTTTTTTGCGAGTAAGACAGAAACACAAGAGCCTATCAAAATTACTACACCCAGAACGCCCAAGAAAAATACGCAAAAGAAAACCCCCCGCGTTAGTTCTACGAAGAAGTCTCGTTCCGCAAACATTCGTTCGCCATCAACACGAGCTGCTCCTGATCCGTCAACTTTTGAAAAGTAACGCAGTCATTAAAGCAATATTCGTAACATTTTCTCTGAGGTGTTCTACATACCACATTAACGCCCCTATCTGTGAATTTCAGTCGTGTCGCAAAACCGCCCCCGGCTTTGCGAGGCCCATTATTCGTATATTTAATATACGTTGTATACTTACCACGATCAACTTCATGTATCTCATCTACATACCGATAACCTATAAGACGCTGGATTATTTCTTCAGGATTATCTATTTCCGTTTCGTACACTGCATCACGTACATCCTGCATAATGTCATCCGTTGTCATATCTTTCAAATAACTGCATGTTGCACTTGCATCATTAAGCATATTCTCGAGATCATCAGCAGTGAGATCAGTCGCTTCGTCTTGCGCTTGTCTTATAATTTCATCGTTCATAATGTATGATATAAATCTTTGTCTTTGTATCGTATATGCAGATTGGCAAATATAAAATTATACGTCCTATTTCCGAAGGCACGTTTGGTACTGTGTTTTTGGGCCAACGCATCCGTGACAAAAGTCACGTTGCTATCAAAATTAACCACCATGAGACGTTCAACCTTATTAAGCATGAGTGTGATGTATTACAGTATGTTGGTCACCGCAGCGTATACTGCGTTCCCAAGGTACATTATTATGGTGTTCATGATGGCATGTTCGCAATGGTAATACCATACTATGACCATAGCCTATTTGATGCAATGAAAATGACTGACCGCAAAACACGTCTTACTTATCTTATGCAGGCACTGGATGCTCTTGACCATATACACAGTTGCTGTGTTCTTCACCGCGATATAAAACCTGACAACATACGCATTCGTAATGATAAACTGGTTATCATTGATTTCGGTCTTTCGTGTTTTTCTACAAATAATGATGGTATCCTACCCAACAAGCGACAAGAAAACGTTATTGGTTCGCCTATGTACATGTCGCAAATGGTACATAGGGGTAACCGACCAGCTATGCGAGACGATTTTCTATCAATGGCATTTGTATTTGCTGAGTTTACAATGGGTCAACTTCCATGGGAAATACATGGAGAGTTTGATCTCGATATAGATAGCAATGATAACGTGAGACTTGCAACCGAAAAGCATGAGTTTTGCGAAGAGGTAAGTGGATCTTCTGGAAGGATATCCATCATTATAGGATACATATCAAAGCTCAATTATGCGGAATATGTCAATACAATACGTTTAAAAGAATTTCTTAGGTAAATTGATATAGAAAATCAACCATTGATGATGCATATGACCGAGTTCAAAGAGATCATAGGCCAAGTGAAATGGTTCAACAACACGAAAGGATACGGCTTCATCACTGTTCGTAGTGAGTGTGAAGTGCAAAACACTGACATTTTTGTCCACTATTCGAATATTTCTGAAAAATGTAGTTCTCACTACAAATACCTTGTACAGGGCGAATATGTCCAATTCGATATTGGAAAAGCTGCTCGCGGAAATCACGAAATGCATGCACTGAATGTGTGTGGTGTATTGGGTGGAACCCTCATGTGCGAAAGCAAGGGTATGGCGACTCGGGAACGAGACCCATTTTCCCCTGAAAATGATGGACATAATATGGAGGCCGATGGTACTACCGCCTAAGCATTTGCAAGTTATATTGTAAATGCTTACGAAAAAATGAACTATGTTCTTTTTAGTTCTTGTTATAAAAATGCTTATCATGCGAGAAAGTATCATTAATATATATCTTTATAATGACATGTCTGGACAATATGCCTCAATGTGATGGAAACCCCCATCATTATTATATATGGTGTAATTACGTATCTAATGGCCTTACATATATACCGGAAAGAAATCATACATGTCACCCTGAAAGTTCGCGCGTCCACGATAACTTTATTGACTGCTGTTTGGAAAATGAAAACGATTGTTGCGTACCAAGTGGTTCTGCGAACCCTACCGCATCACCTACTATTGCACCCACACAATTCTGCATGGATAATAATGATTATTTCGCGAGCCGAGAAATATCTTGCGCGACATTCGAAAAAATGAATAATGATGTAACATTTATAAAGGACGATAAAGTGTTTTGTTGTTCCATCAACACTGGTGACTGCTGCAATTTAAATACGGATTATGTATTTATAATATCAAGTGTTATGCTGTCATTTATAATTTTGATATGTGTTGTCATGAGAAGGGCACAGCGCACAATATCCCGCGTTGCACCAGATGGCATAACTCTTGAAATGGTGTAAAAATAAAACCATAATATAATCTATATCATGGTTCCGATGGTAAGCGCATTTATTGCTTATGTGTTAGTATTAAGAATTACACAAAAAATAGTTTTGGATGCGAATATGCAAAACACGACGTACGGGTTTGTGTCCCAAGACGAAATGTATGGCGTTGTGTAATTACCTGTTTATATATACCTCCTTTACAATATGCTTTACAACTTTGGTATTTTCTTCTTCATTTCCTCCTAATGATTCTTCCATAAGTTGAAGATAACGTTTATTTTCTTCCGTATCGCATTCAAGTGCGGTAGGGTGGTCTTGTTCCCATTTTGACATGTTCTCATAGTTTTTCTCCTCTACTGCCTTTATCAACTTACGCAATTCTGTTTTCTCGTCTGTATCCCGTTCCCAGCGGTCTCCTTGCTTGATATACAATGTTTCACGCTTCAAATCCGTACAATGTAATGGACGCTGATAAAGATCCATATCATTAAGTGATTTCGTAAGAATCGTCATCATTCCATTCGCAAATCCCGCACTCCCTATATGTTCTAACTCCTTTATTCCAACCTGAATATTTTGTATGAAATTTTGCACAGACATTGCATCTTTACATTGTTCGTTGAGAAAAAAATTAAGGTTGAACTTATTTGTTTGATGGGTAACATTTGTGACATTTGTGACATTTGTCACTTGTTTTAATTGTGGTATAAGTTGTTCAATATCATTCGTATGTTTTTCCTGCTGTCGTATAAGCATGTTTTTCAACTCCTTATTTTGTTTAATAAGTTCACTGTGTATATCATCTAATACAGGCGATTCTTCAGTTGTAGTTGTGTTCACATTGCACCGCTTTTTATGCTTCCATAACCCCGATTTACTTGCATACATACTACCACAAGTACTACATTCAAATGTTTCAACGTCCTTTTCCGGCATAGACATCTGTTTATGCTTTGTAGTTTTAGTATGTTTCATAAAATCGCTTTTCTTATGACATATATATTTACACGGTTTGCATTCGAATATTGGTTTTCCTGACTGTTTCATGTAGTTATTATTATATGAGGTAATATTTTAACCTAATTTCTGCATTGTATACTAATCGGCGATTTTTGGGTTTCCAAAGTTTCCAAAAGTCGCCATGCTAACAATATTTGTTTTAATTACCATTTGTTGACTGCATTTTCAATGTAATACATTGGGTGCTAAAATCCGGCGATTTTTGGGTTTCCAAAGTTTCCAAAGTCGCCGACTTTATTTGCCTACCAAATATAAATTAATGCTTTTTTACGGATTTTCGGACTTCATTTTTTTTTAAACATAAAATTTTTAAAAAAAATAAA